ATTTCTACGGATAAGCTTGTAATATCAACATCAGCCATTGCTACCACCGTCCTTCTGATTCATCATAGAGAACATTGCCCTCTTGATGCGTTCCTGCGCTTCCAGTGCGCGTTGGTATTCGTACTCGTCCTGCTCTTTCTGGGTGAGAGGAATCGGTCTATCCATGTATTTGATGGGACTAGACCCTTTCTTGCGGAACATATTACCAACCGTAGAGGAAAGCGCAGATGCCGTGTAGAAACCATTTCTCCATGCTTCAACATTGGCTCTTCGGGCGCGTAGTTCTTCCGCGTCCCGGTAGATTTTTGCTAACCAGACATCATCACGCCAGAACTGGTCATAGGTCATGCCAATGGAAATGTAATAGGCTTCTACATCGTGGAACAGCTTAGATACAGAGAATGGCTCTGTATTGCTGTTCGATTCTTGAGACTGTGAGGTTACACAATCTCCCACGTTGCGTTTTTTGCGGTCTTGTCCTCTTCATCGGTGGCAACCAGAGCCTTGATAGAATCTGCGTACATCTCCATCAGGGCAGCCATCAGACCTTCCTTGTCCTCGATGTGCGCAAGCATATCATCGACCAGCTTTCGCTTGATGCCCTTGTTGCGGGCAATGAACGCGCCATAGAACAGAGCGGAAGTGTTCTTGATGGGGTTGATGCCGTTGGAAAACTCGTAAATCTGGAAGCCGTTGCGTTCAGTGGCTTCGGCGCTCTCGCGGGTGAAAGTCAGCTCGTAAGTGTTCTTGCCATCGGGGGAATGAAAGTTGATAACCTTAGCAGCCATAATAAATGCTCTCCTTTATAAATAGGAGCAGAACCAAATCCGTTGTTCAGTTCTGCTCGTTTTGATTGATTCAATTTGTGCGGTTTAGCCGCCGTTAATGGTCAGGCTCTCGCTGAACTTCGGGGTAGAGTGGAAGATGCAATTGATGGTCATTTCCACGACCTCGTCTACGCCAAAACCGGACAGACCGACCTGATGCATACCCTGCCAAGTGAAGCCGGAACCGTCCTGCATTTTCAGGGCGTAGTACTTGTCCACGTTGCTCTCAGAGGTATCGTCATAACCAGCAGCCTTGACGGCGGCGTAGTCGGTCTTGTTGTAGTTGGCGGTAAAGGCTTTGGTGTCAGCCTGAACGATGCCGAAAATCTGCTTCTGCATACCATCAGACAGGGTGGTTGCATCCAGAAGGTTCGGGTCGGAGATCAGGTCGGGCACATCCTTGATGTCGCACAGCTTCGTCAGAGCGGTTGCGCTGTCGCCACAATACAGGGTAGTATTCAGACCGGAGATAGCAGTACTCATAGAATGTTTACCTCCTTAGTTTCGGTAAATCATTCCGTCCTCTCCGATTGTTGCCCCGTAGCTGCAATCAATCCGATAGACGGAATTGTTGTACAGCCCATTCAACGGGGCAAACGATTTGCGATAAAATTTAAGCGGTTCAAGAACAGAATCCACGATTCCAACAATGGAGCGTGCTTCTGCAATGCGCCCGGTGTTCTTGTTGGAGTAAACACGAACACGCAGGGAAACGGCAGCGTACTTGCTGTGACCGGCAGAATCAATGTGCACAGGAAGATTGCTGTTTTCCTCTATCTGCACACACGGAAACTTCTTGACATTGCTGTCATTGATTTCACCGGTAACGAAGATGCCGGGCACTTGCTTTCGCAGTTCCTTAGCAACAGCCGTGAAAATAGAGTTGAAATAATCGATCAACTATTCCAAACCTCCCTCCACGTTGCTTCGACCTGAGAAGCCATTTCCTCAACAGCTCCCCACATAGCCATAGCTGGTTCGTTACCGCTGGTTACGACTAGCGTTCCCTTGTTTTTGTACATCACGGTGTTGGCATCATTGCCGGGGTCTCCGTAGTAACTCCAGTGGTCACGCTTGCCGTTCCCTTTTCCGTAAGTGCCGTGTTCTCCAACACCAGCAGGAAGCTCGCCGCCATAAGCGGAATGCGCTACTCCAGTGCCAAACTCGATAAAGGCAACTGCTTTGCCCTCTGCAACGATGGTGCAAGTCCTGTCTTTTTGGTTGATGTGGCATTTCACGTCATTGGAGCCAGCGTATTTCGCATTAGCAAAACGCACCTTTGCGACTTCAAGCCCCAACCAAGAAAGACGAAAAGCAAACGCTCTAGCTTTTTTGTTCAGGGTGGTCTTGTACTCCTGTATCTGGCGTTCCGCATCACGAAGTCCGGCATCGCTCAACCTCACTTTAATTTTCACTTGCAGCCACCTCTTTCAGCGCATACAGCGTGTCTGTGATATGCTCTGCGACTTTGACCACAGTGTAATTGAAGGGCTTTGAAACGTCCGTCTGAAACCAGACGTGTGTGCCTTCGTAAAGTGGGGTATTGCGCTTTTTGCTGGACGAACTGACAACGTAGCTGTAATCCGTGAACGCTCCAAAAGGGTTTGCTTCCGCAGAACCAGTAGGGGGGCTGACGTTCAGCATCAGTTTTGCGGGGTCGCTCCACGATTCGTATGCCGATTCGCCAGTCTCGTTTCCCCACTCGTCCACGACAGGCGTTTTTTCGCCAACTGGGTTTGAATACCACAGCGGGCGTTTGTCCAGCGGGCTACCATTGAACATCAACCGATAACACCTACTCTCGGAACTACTTCATTCAGCAGGGACTGCGCCACATCGGAGCTTTCCCACACACGAGTGATACCATTGTTGGTATAGCTCGTTTGTCCGTTTGCGCCGATGTGGTTGTACAGTTCCGCTGCAATGCGTATCTGCAACGACTGATACTGCGAGGGCAGCTCGTCCGGCCTGTTGCCGAAAGGGTAGCCCTGCGCAAATATCTTGTCTTTGGCGAAATCAAGCAGCAGGTCGAAGAGTGGGTAGTCCTCGTCCGTGATTCCACGGTCAAGTGCCGGGGCAATGTACTGCCCCAGCTTGACTGCCGCTTCGGAATACTGGTCTCCCATGCTGCTTTCCTCCTTTCGCCTTAGTAAGCCTTGATGCAGTACACAGCGTCCATGCGCTCAAAGGACGGCAGGACGATTTCAGAAGCATAGACGTTGGCGTTGACCGGGTGAACGGTCAGCTCAGTGGTGATGGCAACGCCAGTGTTCACGATGGACACGGATGCACCGGACTGACCAGACAGCAGGTCGGCTTCCTCGGGAGTAGTGCCGTACCAAGTCGTGCCGAGATTGCCATCAGGTGCCAGAACAACATAACCGTCAGGAAGATACTTTGCCGTATCACCGCCACTTTCGGGACGATACTTCTTGTTGTAGGTGAAAATTTCAAGGCCGGTCGCCTGACGAACAACTTCCTTTGCTTCGTTCATAGTGAGAACAGAAGTGGTTCGATTGTTGATGGTAAGGAACCGATTTTTGACCTCATCGGTAGCAATCATCTTGGCAAGAGTGACTTTGTTCATAAAGACACGAGTTACCTCTTCACCAGTTGCATCATTGACAGCTTCGGCCGCAGCAATCAGGTCAGCAATAGGAGTGGCAGAAGCGGGGGTGTCCCATTTTGCCGAAGTGGTCAGTGCCTTGTAATTGCTCTTTTTCCACGTTCCATCGGGGTCGTAATTGTAGGTGTAGTTCACACCGTTTGCCTTGATGGTAATGCCGGGAGTGCCATTTGCAGGAGCCAGCAACTGCCAAATCATGCGTTCGGGAACGATGCGTGCGCCAGTGACAAGATTGCTCACGTCATCATAAATGCGCTTCATCACATCACGGGCATAGGGGTCGTTGCTGTCCAGAACACGCAGGATTTCCTGACGGTCTTTCTCGCCCAGATGGTAGCCCTCACGGAAGAACGGCATCTCGGTCTCATCGAACTTGAAGCCTTCACGGGTGCGGAACGTAGCCTTTGCATCAAATGCGCTGGGCATCAGGGACACGCCAACGCCCTTGTGACCGCGAATCCACTTCAGGTCAAGACCAGCCTTTTTCTGAGCGGGGAACAGTGCGTCAGATGTGAACGGCATCGCATTGGTGGGGTCGTTCGTCCAATAGGCGGCAATCGCAGCCGGGGCAAAGACTTCCTTAAGATTCAGTGCCATGTTGTTTTACCTCCTATTAAGCGTTCACGCTGATGTGTAACGGCAGAAGATGCCGGGAACGGCGGTCTTGAGTGCCTTGATTGCGTCAGCGTCAAAGGTGAAGCCGGAACTTGCCGCTGCCTTCTTGGTGTCGATAACGCCACGAATCAGCAGAGAAGCATTGGGGTTCTCGTTCGGGTCAACGTCATACAGCAAAATGCCATCGGCGTTGATGGTCTTTGCGCCAGTGTCACCGGACGCGGTAGCTTTCGCGCCAGCCAGCGTCATGGGATAACCGGCCTTTACCACGTCAGTACCAGCAACGGTAAAGGGGATGGCAGTGTAGTCATTGGAAGCAAGGATGGTGTCGTTGATTCCGTTGACTGTGTTTCGGGTAAACTTCATGTTTTCCTCCTTGTTAATGGAAAGCACTCATTGCGTCACTCGATGCCTTAGAAGTATTCGCGTTCTGCTGTGCAAGACTCTTAGCAAACGCCACACCTTCGCTGTCAGAACCGCCCTTTCCATCCGCGCCCGGAGGTGTGGGCATATCCTTCAGCAGGGAAGCCTTGTATGCGGTGTCGTGGGCGGTCATAAACTCCGACTGGAACTTAAAAACCTTGTCCATGTCACCGTCAGCCAGCGCAGACGCAGCCTTGTTGGCGAGTTCAGCGTCATATCCCTGTGCAACGAACTTCTCACGATAGGATGCAAGGGTCTTTTCCTTGACGAGATTTTCTTTGTCGGCAGTCAGGGCTTCAATCTGCTTCTGCATCTCTGCCAGCTTGTCAGCCTGTTCCTGTGCGGCATTCTCGTCATCGGTACGCTTTGCCTTGAGCTGCTTCTTATACTCAGCAGCTTCGCCATTGGCTTTCGTCACGGCGTTGCGAAGCTTCTCAACCTCTGCGTTAGGGTCTGCAACCTTTTCAAGCGCAGAAATGATTTCATCGGCGGTCATGCCCTCTTTGTAGGCATCACCAAGCAACACATTGAGTTTCATATCGTTAATTTCCTCCTGCGTTTTTTTACCGTTGCTTCCCTGCAACGCTGCGAAATTTGTATCCCGGCTTCCCTGCCGGAATATATCAGCCCGAAAATTCGGGGTGATTCTGATTTATGCTTTATGAAGGTCGTACTTGATGCAAATCTCTTTGATTTTGGAGCAATCATATCCAAGCCCCATAAATCCAGAAATAAGGCTTGCGGGTATCTTGCCGGAAGAAAGTTCAACGAGAATCCATTCAGTAGCTTCACGTTCACTTTTTAAGTTTTCGGAATCTGTAATCAATGCTTCTTCCGAAAAAAGTTTGCGCAAAATATCAGTTGTGTCAGCGTTCGATTCTTCGTTTTCGAAAAGCTTTCCGTGCAAACAAACATATTCTTCGATAGCAACGATAGCTTCTTCTTTGATTTCCGCAGAAAACCATTCGTGACCAAGAGAAAATTCGGAAAAAGCACTATGCAATTTACTTTCAATCTCAAAAGCGTTTGAAATCGGCTCGCTTGCATACACAAGTGAAATATTGGGGCACCCAATTCTCAAAGAATTAAGCCTTTTAACTGGATTTTCGGAAACTCCAATCTTTACCTTGCTTCCAGACTGCATCAAGTAAACGCTTTTGTTTTTCATGCCATACCTGCATCTTTCTCTTTCTTAGTATCGTTAGGCTGTTCATCTGCTATGTTCCCGACATGTATGTCGGTAGCATCCTGTTTAGGCTGTTCCTGTGGCTTCGGCGCTTTCCCATCCTCGCCCAGCTTGCCAGCGGCAATCAGGAAGGGCTTGCTCATTTCATAAGCAGCCTGTGGGTCAGGGAACAGACCAGGCGTAGTGAACGCCAACTGCGGGTCAATGCTCTGACTGAGCATCTGCGCAAAAATCTGAACTTTGCTCTGCTGGTTGTCGTACTGACGGCGTGGCAGTTTGATGTTGATGTCGCTTGCCATCAGCTTAGAACCAGCCGTATCACGCAGGATTTTCAGCATTACAGACAAGCTCTGGCGTTCAGCATACTTGAACATATTCTCGTACTGCTGCGCCCTCGCTTCGGTGTGGTTCCAGCCGTTTCGGACGATAACTGCGCCCACGTTGTCGGACGTTGCGTTCTCGCTGCCGGTGGCACTAGGCATGGCAGTCAGACTGCGGTACACATTCAACATGGAATCAAGCAAGGTCTGGCTCTGCTGCTGGTCAAGCTCGTTTGCAATCTGAGAAACAGAAGCGGGCAGACCAGAAGTAGATTTCAGGCACATTGCGCCAAGCTCTTTTACTTGGTCAAGAGCATCCTTATCCACAAGACAGTTGGTAAACACCATGATGGACTGAATGAACTGCGCCACACCGTCCAGACGGTTGCTTTCAAGGTCGTTGATTGCATCCAACGCAGGGATAGCCGGTTCAAACAGACCCATACGCTCCGGGTTCAGCTTGTATTCGATCATCGGCAGCATTCCGAGAGAATGGCTCTCCAACTTTGTGACTTTGCCGTTATCGATTTCAAAGTACTGGTTCGGCGTATACACGCAAATCAGGTCATTCAGGTCATTCTGATAATTGCGTGGAATGTGCAGCACGTTGGCGATGGGCTTGTGCCCGATACCGGAGTTATAAATCACATACGCCATGTCCGGGTCGGGAACATCCACCAGCAGGGGCGTTTCGTCAGGGTAGTTGCCGTTGTACCCCTTGTCAGGGAGAACAATGCGATATCCCTGTCCGCACTCCAACATCCACTGCCAGAGCCGCCGATCGAGCGCATCCTTGCCCTCATACTGCAAGGCATTGGACAGGCGGGCAATTTCCTCACCGTCACCTGTTGCTGTTTCAGACCGCACATAAGAGCAAGGAGTGCCGCTCATATAGCCTGTGTAGAAACCTACACATTCGTTGGCATGGTTCTCTACAATGCGATTGGTGATTTCAGCGTGGTACTCCTTCGTGCGATGGAGGACAGGCTGACTACCCAAGTAGTAGTTGTGCAGAAAGCGAATCTCGTTCTTGTTTAGCAGATGAATAGGATCTGCCTTGTCCATGACCACTTTCAGCACGTTTGCCCGATTGATTTCCGTCTCCGGCGTTTCAATCGGTCTACGGCCGGTCAGTGGATTATTCGAAAAGCCGTCAACGGCTATCTGATACTCAGCCATGCGTTCCTCCTTTCCGGCAAAATAAAAAGCGCAGCAAGAAAAACCTGTTAAGGTCTATCTTACTGCGCTTACAACTGCGCTTCAAAAGCTATTCAGTTTTTAAATTTTGGTACGGAGACCCATGTATCTTTTGGAAGGTTGGAATCTCCAATTGTAATCCAATGGCAAAGAGGGCACAGAAGGGAGAACTTGCCTTCCACTTCGCCAAGATAACGTCCGCAATCACACGGATTGCCGTTTGCGTCTTTTCGAGGACGCTTGCATCTGACTTTTGCTACCATCTGTGCTCCTTTCGTTGAATTTCTGGAAACAGGCTGTTGAGCACAGACCTGTCAGAAGCTACTGGGAAACTGTTCGCACTTCCAGCCGTGCTATTCTTCCCCCGAAGAAAACCATTGCAGCCTTTACATTCAGTTTGACGGACAGTCAACGGGTCGGCTGCAATTTTGGTGCTGCATAATGGATTTGAACCAATGTATGTCCGGTTATGAGCCGGATGCTCTAGCCTGACTGAGCTAATGCAACATAGAAACCCGGCTTGATTGGTTAACCGCTGCTCTTTGCAATGTCATGACTAAACATCACATCGAGAGCCGGGAGTAGCGGTGGAGGATTCAGAGAATAGAAAGTCAAGCAAAGAAGATGGTTGTGCTGCGTAACGGAATCGAACCGTTGCTTGTCAGCCGTGGGGGGAGACAGGCTGGCATTCCCCTTACAATTGGAAACGCAACATATAAAGCCCGGTGAAGGTGAAAGAGTGAGAAAACCTCCACCGGTGAAAGGAGGAATATGCTTGTTGACACGCACGCGAGTAAAATGACAAAACCCCGCGTGCAAGCTATTCCTTTAAGGGAAGCTGCAAAACTTCCTGCGTACATTATAAGCCTTGTCAAGTGGTGAAATCAAATAAATAGACCCAGCGAACACAATATATTGTGTTTTTAATCAAAAAGGCCTCTTGACAGGCTCAATTTTACTGATTCCGTTATACAATTCATCAGCAAGCTGCGCCAGACTGTCCGGTGCATCATCGTGCGGAACTTTTCCAAGCTGCGTGAACATCGTCACCTGTTCCATGAACGCCTTGTACTCTTTCGACTGGTGCTTCTCGTCAAGGAAATAAAACCGTTTGATATCCGGCGCATACTGGATAATTCTTGACAGCTTGCTTTGACCACTTGGCGAACGTTGGCTACGAACGGAGCAGTGATAGCCCTGCTGCCGAAGCTGGCTGTCTACCACGTCACAGTATTCGTCACCGCCGTTGTTAGCTTCGCCACGCACCACGTTGATTTTGTGCTGGATGATTTTACCCACGACTTCCGGTCTGGTCACGGTCTTATCGCCGTTGTTGAACACAAGGTCAGGGATGAACACGGCATCTCCGTACACATAAGCAATAGGGCAAGCGGTGAAGTCACCACCGCCCCATGCAATATCCATGACCATGAGCTTGCGATCAGGCTCGCCGTCAGGCAGAACGCCGTTGAAATACCGCAGTTCATCGGCAGGGAACAGCAAACCTTCACGCTCAACAGGTTGGTTCATGTACAGTGCTTTCCAACTCATTTCATCCATGACTTCGCGTTGCTTGCGGAGCGTTTCTGTGCTATATCCTACACCGTAGTCATAATCGAAGTTGGATTCGTCCTTTTCGTTCATTGCTGGCATGACAATGAATCTGTTCCTGTCGGAATCGCCGTAGTTTTGCTCTAATCGTCCGATAACATCATGGACAGACCAGCGTGTAGCAATATGCAGTTCCTTGCACTTGTTGCCGATTTTACGCTGTCTAAGGTCGGTGGTGTACGTTTCCCACAGCTTATCAAGGCGGGGCTTGGAAAGAGCAACTTCAATGCCGGACACAAGGTCATCGCAGTAGAGAAGCGTAGATGCACGGTACAAACCAGCATTGCCAGTGCCAATAGACGTAAATTCCAGCGTTTCAAAGCGCTTTCTCTTGCCCAAGTCGATTCGGCAGTCCTTCGCATTGGTGTTCGACACAGTAACGTCCGGGAAAACATCGTTCCACAGATACTCTCCGTCCTTGTCGAATATACGCAAACATTCGTCATAAACGCCACGCACAAAGCTGTTAGAGTGAGAACCCGTAAGCATCGGTTCGTCAGGGCTTCTTCCGGCAAGCCATGTCAGATAGAAAATAGCCAGAGCCGTCTTACCACAGCCGGGGGGCATCGAAATTGCCAGCAAGTCTAGCCTGTCATCCGCAAGGTCTTGCAGGGCGTTTGCAACGGTTCTTAACACCTTTCTTCGTGGCTGATAGAACTTCTTTTCCGGTGCACGGTTCCATTCAAGGTAGATGCAATAGCTGTCAAACACATCCTTTGCTTCAAACAGGTACGTCCGGCCGATAATGTCATAGACCTTCGCCACATCCTCGCCTGTTTTCATCTTACCAATCATCGCTGCACAGACAGAGCGTAGCTCACCAGAATATTTATAGGCATCGAACCGCTTGTCCTGCGACAGAGCGTCTCTTAGGTTCACTACCGCCTGAAACCAGTCCTCATAGACCTGCGCTTCTGTCGGATTCTGCTGTGCATACGCTTTGATGCTGTCAATGATGGCGATACACTGCTTTGGCTGCATAAAAAATAGGCACCCCCTACCTAAAAATGTAAAGAGTGCCTACAACTGCACAAAAATCAAATATTCGGTTTTATAATGCGATTCCAGAAACTTTATTTCTCAAAATCAATTAAAAAAACTGCCCGACCGTTTCTAATCCTTTTTCTACCTTCTTCATTATGCTGTTTTCGGAGAGATATTCCATACCTTTCAAGGTAATCTGCGGGTGAATCGGCTCTACAATATGCGGGAACTTGTTCGTCAGGTCTTGCGTGTAGACCAGACCGCGAATGAAACCGTTCATTTGCAGTTCAATCATAATCTGCTCCCAGTCAGAGACCTTCATCTTCATTGCTTTTGCAGAGATAAGCTCATAGTCAAATTCTTCATCGCCCTTGTGCTTATCCAGCAGTTTGAGAATCTTGTAAATGGCATTAAAGTTGTCCATGAGCTACTCCTTTCACTGGTTATATAAAGTAGGCTTCGGTTCTTCATCCCCAAGCATCAACTTGTAACGAAGATACTTTTCGATAATACTGTGTCTTTCTGCCAATGTGCCGTAAATAAAAATGAGAGCATCTTTAGCAGCATCGTATTCATTCGGGAAAATGACAATTTCCTCGTTTGCAAAGGTCACGGTGCAGTTTTCCGAATGACAGGCTTCCAAGAACCGCTTGATTTCAAGGAAGCCGCCAAAGTCAAGCATAGACCGCAGCGTGATGCTTCCGTTCTTAACAATCAGTTCTTCTCCCTGCATATTATCCAGCCTTTCTCTGTTCAGCAATCCGATACCATGTCTGGCGGGAAATTGCTTCTAGCAATCTTGCATTTCTTATATCCTTTAGGCCATTCATTTAACGGCGTAATGTAAGATGTTTTATCTGTTCCGGGGAAATAGCCATTTTCCGCCCACCATTCTTTTGTGTGGCGTTTTCTGTTATCTGGCGCTGTTGGGAATGTAAGTGCTTCTTTAGGGGTGCATCCAAGTTCAAGTCTTTTGCCTACCCCAGCAAGGCTTACATTATTCTCTTTGCACCATTGAGAACGAGTTTTTGTAACGCCATCAATCGTCCAGCATTCCATAGCCCAAATGACGTTTTCTTTTATATTTACAAATCCGGGTGTTTTGCTGGCTCCATCTTCATAAAGCCATCGTTCGATTTTATCAAGAGCCTTTACTTCTTCACTAAATTCCCTAGCCAACTGCCTATATTCATACTGTGTTTCTGTTTCGTTTTCTTTATTTTCTGGAATATGCCGAAGCTCATATAATTGTTTAGACGAAAGGACTTCCTTTATGTTGGTAAGTCTAAAACCATTCATTTGGCAAATCCAAATAGCCATTTTTTCAATTTTGAGTGCAATTTTTCTTGTACTCCATTTTGAAAGAATAACAATTTTAGAATTATGTTTCATATAATGCTTAAGAAAATCATTATTTCTGCTTTTCTTGTCCATTATACGTTGTTCGTTTCCCATTCCAACATAATATATCTCTCCATTGTTATCAATAAAAAGATATACCAAGAATTGACCGACCTCATTCATAATGTCAGAATGATCTACCGCAAAATCAAGAACATATCCATCGCCCAAATCATTTTCAATAGCCGCTCTTCGGTTATAATCTGTACTGCGAACCAAATCCATAAAGTCCTTTCTCGCATTTGGCCCAGCATAACGCATCCAGTCAGTTACCATTGAAGCAAGGCTAAAATAATCAATGTTTTGATAATCCATAAATTCTACCTTTCTTCTGATTTTATATTGCCATACCTCAACAGAAATGGTATAATACTCATGTACTATCATCCTGTTGAGGGATTGGTGGTTCTTGTTTGTAGCAGCGACCTGTGGTGGGTCGCTGCTTTTTATTTTTCTTCTTTATTGGCATACTTGCGTGTGGTGGCCGCATCGGTAATGCCGTATTTTTTTCGATATTCCCTCACTCTACGCCAAAATGTAGCAGACTTCAAGCCAAGCTCATTCATCATAATAGTGGGAGTGGTCTTTCCGTTTTGCCAATCGTTGTAAAGCTGACGGAATTTTTCTTCATCGACTTTAACGTACTGCCGTCCTTGATATTTTCCCTCAGCTTTTGCAACAGCTATGCCCTCTCTCTGCCTAGCGAGCATATTTTCTCTTTCTAGCTGCGCCATTGCCGCAAAGACTGTAAGCATGAACCTACCATTGGGGCCAGAAGTATCAAATTTTTCTTTTTGGCTCACAAAATTAACTTTTTTCTCGTCAAGTTCTTTAATGATGTCAAGCAAATCAGTTGTGGAACGAGCCAACCGGCTAAAACTCTCTACTACAAGAGTATCACCTTCACGCACGAAAGCAAGCATTTCTTTCAACTGGGGGCGGTCTGCGTTTTTCCCACTCATTTTGTCAACAAACACTTTTTCAACGCCAAGCTGCTCCATAATAACTTCCTGACGAGCCGTGTTCTGCTCTGCTGTTGAAACTCTAACATAGCCCACTTTCATTTTTGTTCCCTCTCTTTCTATCAAGATTATACCACATGATGATAGAACTGTCAATATGTCATGTTTCAAACCGTGATAGTTGTTTGCCTTATATTATATATAAATATACTCTAGTATGTATTTATACATACTAGAGTAGTATAAGGATGTTTACTTAGTTAATCACAATCAGGTAGAAAATTTTCTATAATAAGGAGTAATTCTTCCAAACTTCATTTCCGTAAAACTTTTGGTCTTGACAAGCATATTTTCACGCTTTATACTTGTTTCAGCGAAAGCGAGGTGATAGGCTTGGCAAGACGAGCAGAAACCTCGGAACGTGATAAGCTGCGCATGATAAGCACTCGGCTCACTGAGAACCAGATTGCAAGCATGGAGAGCAGCGCAAAGGCATTGGGTATCTCAAAGGTTGATGTTATCCGCATGGGTATCGAGTGGGTAGCATCCTACGTTGAGAACATCAAGGCATAAAAAAATAAGCTACCAGCCGCAACCACCACGAAGCCACTGATAGCTTATCCACATCACGAAACGAGAACCTGCAACCACCAAGGGGGCAGTCTCCCTTTTCGGAATCTATTATACCAAAAAGGGCTGCTCTCCGCAAGAGTTAGGAGCAAAAAACATGAACTTTCCAACGAAAACCGAAGAATTTCTGAAAACCCTCGCCCACGGCAAAGAGCCGACCAGCGAGGACAAGGAGTACGCAGAAGCACTGGGTAAGCTGTCCGAACTGAACTACCGGGCAGGGTACGAAGCAGGAGCAGCCAATAAGAAAGGCAAAATCTGATGCCAACACTAGCGAACACAATATCTAGTGTATTTTTGATTGACATTCAGATATTTTGCAGTTACACTTATTGCACAGCAAAACGAAAGGGGGTGAATGTGTATGAGTAGTCCTTACGCAGAGCGTTACGGTCACACCGTTACCATCAGCGTGACGGAGCGGCAGTTTGCAAGCTTGCAGGAATACTGCATCAAGAACCGGGTCTCCATCTCTGCTGCGTTCCGTGAAGCGTTCTTTACGCTGCATCCGATGGATTCTACCAATGAAAACGAAAAATGATACGCCCGCTGCTGTCGGCAAACTTTAGCGAACGTATCATCCACACTCAGAGAGTATAGACCCTCTTTGGGTTATTATACCAAAGAGGGCTTGCTCTCGCAAGACATAAGGATAAAATTTTATGAATAATAGCCTTGAAAATATCCGTATCTTCTCCGAAGATGTTATTCCTGTTTACGACACCGACACCGGCGAAAAGGTGGTGCTGGGTCGTGAGCTGCACGAACGGCTCAAAATCAAGACCGCATACAAAGACTGGATTAAGCGCATGATTGACATTGGTTTTGTCGAAGGAACGGACTTTTCAGTTTTGCTCAAAAATGAGCAAAACCCTCTTGGTGGCCGTCCTAGCGCAGACCATGTTCTTAGCCTTGACATGGCAAAGCACATTGCGATGATTCAGCGGACGCCGCAGGGCATGGAGATTCGCCAGAAGCTGATTGAGCTTGAGAAGAACGTGACCGTCAACCAGTTCGCAGGGGCATCCAAAGAACTGCAAGCAATCTTCGTTCTGGACAACCGTTCCATGCAGCACGAAAAGCGCATCTCTGCTCTTGAAACCAACATGACAGTGGACTATGAGCAGCAGCGTGCGCTTCGCCGTGCGGTAAACCGTGTCGTGGTTGAAGCACTTGGCGGCAAGACATCTCCTGCATACCTTGACAAGTCCACCCGGTGCAAGGTTTACAGTGAATGCAACAAGGATGCACAGGACTGGTTCCATGTGAACAGCATCAGCAACGTTCCTCGTAAGGATTTTGACAACGCCACCGCCTATATCGAACGGTGGCGGCCTTGTGCAAACACCGTAATGATGATTCAGAACGTCAATAGCCAGACCCAGATGGCAGTTTGAAAGGAGAACAGCTATGCTTACCGCAGATAAGATTCAGGATATGGGGGAATACCTCAACTACGCTTTCGAGACCATGCTGAAACTCTGGCGCACCGTTGACTACGGCGAGTGCGTCCACGAGCCTGTTATCGCTTGTGACGGAAAGGTTGTCGATAGCGGTCAGCTTTCCTTTGAACCGGACGAAAACGGCGAGATCGAGCCGGTTCTGCTCCGTGACAGCAAGTGCATCATGCACGATGTGAAGTATTGGATGCCCTTGCCCAATGTTGAGTACCATCCCTATCACGATAAGATTGTGAAGTAAACATCCTATAAGAAAAGCCAGTGGTTAGAGAACATCTAGCCGCTGGCTTTTTGTATTACATTTGAATTGCTACGATTTCCCACGAAGAATAATTGGAAAGTCCAGAATAGGGATGAATCTCAAAGTTCTTTGTCTCGCCCGGTTGGATGTCTAAGACATAATCAATATCTCCACACACGGGAACTTCTTCTCCGCTCTCGTCTTTCATCTTATACAGAACGATGACCTTTGCATTTGTCTTGTATGCGCTGTTGTTTGTCACTTTTCCGGTGAATCTTGTCTCATAGCCACTACCACGCTTTGAAGTATTGGTAACGGCCAACTCACCTGATCTTAAAACTTCTTTTCCTGCGCTCGGCTGATAATTATAGTCCTGAGCCGAAACAGCCATTTCGATACCAGCAGGGATAGTACCGTCATACTCGTATGTGAAGTATCCGGCATACCAGTAGGAATCATCTTCCGCAACCCAGTCCAAATATTCATCGTCTGTTTTAATTACAGAGCCATCTTCTGCAACGACTGCAATTTCAATATGTGGAAACCAGACTGCAAGATTTTTGTTGGTATTCTCGATTTCAAGAGCATAAGAAATATAAATCGTGCTACCATCACGCCACGCATAAGACCCATGATTCTTAATGCCTAGCGGTTCATACTGCGTTGCATTGGTCTGCTCAAGTTCAATAAGTCCAGACCATTCATCAGGCTTTTTTGCCGCAATTGCACTGATAGGCATAGCAAGCATCATAGCCGCTGCTAGAGCCGCCGCAATGATTCTCTTTCTCATTTTTGATTCTTCCTTTCTTTGGTCAGAATTTTATATAACGTTTGAAATACCATGTGCCATAAGATACACGCCAAAAGCCAAAAGAGCGGCGCCGATAATGATGCTCCATATTAAAGCGGCAATTTTTTCGTTCTTTTCGCGTCTTTCTTTATTTTTGTCATTCTTTTGGTTCATTGCATATTCCTTCCTTTCAAGGCTTGTAAGGCAAGTATAGCACAGAACACAGACCCTTTGTAGGGGTCTTTTTGTTTTTGCGGGAAATTTTTGAGATTGACAATAGGGGGTGGGGTGATTTTTTGAGCCTTTTTTATTTTTTCGGTGGTTGAAAGACTGACCGGGCTGGGCTGGGCGGCGGCTGTATACCCCGCCGGTGGAGCCCCAGCCCCCAGCGCACCCGGGCAGGCTGCACATCACAGGCGGCACCAGAACCAGGGCGGGCAAGTGCCAGGGCAGACCACGCAAGGCACGGCACACACGCCCGGACGCTGGACACGCTGCACCGGTCTGCACCTGATACCGGACAGGCCGCGCGGGGCGATCGGGACGGCGGCGGGTGCTGGATGGCGGGAAACTCATCTATCATGCGTATTGTGATAGCTCTATCACAGGCATGGTCTAGTGATAGCAATATGCACAACTATCACATAAATCTTTTGGTATATCTTGTGATAGTTATTTGCTATCAAGTACTTGACTTACCACCCTAGTGATAGTATAATAAAGGCACAAACAAGAACAAACCACATTGAACCAAAACAGGAGGACAAAAACCATGAAAAAGACCATCGATTATACCGCACTTGCTGATACCATCCGCGCCGAACTCAACGCCCGCCACGACCGCAGCGCATGGAATAAGGCCGTAACGCTGTATGCTCTCGACCTGTTGGACGATGTGCAGGAGGGCGCGGACAATATGGAGCGCCTGCCCCTTGACGGCGCAGAGCTTGAGCGGTGGGCGCTTAACGGCGCAAGCTGCTGGGAGCAGTACAGTAACGGCGGCTGCTCCCTCTGCTACAATGCCGATATTGCCGCCCGCGTCTGCACTCCCTCCGAACTCAAGCACACCGACGGCGGCATGAACAACCCCAACAGCCGGGAATCGTGGCTTGATGTGCAAGCCCGCGCACTGTATCAAGCTTGCAACCGTATTCGCACCATCTGCCGCACCAACGGCCTATATTGCAAGGGGGTGCAGTAAAATGATTACTTTGGACTTTACCCAGTGGGCAGCCCTCTGGTACGTGGGCGGCATGATATCCGGCGCACTCGTTATGATTGCTATTTTAAACAGCTGAGGGAGGACTTAAACATGAAAAAACGCAGCTTTACAAACAACGGCAAAACGTGGAAACGTGTCCCGAAAAATCAGGCACGCGCGGCATATGTGAACGGATTGACTGTGACAATTTGCCAGGTAAATTTTATTCCAAAATACCCCTATACAACAAACCGAAAAAGCCGGGAACGATTTATTATCGATGACATAGGAGCACGGAACGATTTTAACAACGTGGTAACGTCATTTGAATATTATAATTGCACAAACGCAAAAACGGGAAAATACGCCGCGTTTTATATGGAGGGTTAAAAATGACAGACTTAGAGCAAAAGTGCAACGAATACCGCGAATATAAACGGCTGGCAGAACAAGCGGAGCAGATGCGGGACAGCCTGCGGGATGAAATCATTGCAATGATGCAAGGCGCGCCGGAGGTTATCGCAGGCGCTTGCAAAGTGATGTATAAGGACGTGCAAAGCGTCCGACTTGATAACAAGCTTCTCAAGACGCTGCACCCTGATGTATACGCAGAATGCAGCAGCAAAACCAGCTACAAGCGGTTTAGCGTGGTCTGAGGGGGTTATAATATGAGCGTCGATCTTATTTCCCGTATCTTTTCGGACTATCACAAGGGCAAGGGCGGCACCAACGGCCGCAAATACCGCTATACACTCGAATATAATCCATTGTCCGCCGTTCACACTTGGATTATTCGGCAACCGCTGAACGGCGGCGCGTGGGAATGGGTGCAGCCGCTTCCCTTAAATCTGTGCTTCACGCCGCGCGGCGCTGTACGGTGAAAGGGAGGTGAATGCAAAATGATATTTTCTTGCGTTTTGTTTTTCTTTTGGTTTTTCTCTGCGTTGTTTAAAGCGTCCAAATAAGAAACATTCCACCCGGTCAGCAATGGCCGGGCTTTTCTTTTGCCTTGCATCTGCTGAGGGTGCAGGGCTTTTATTTTGTCCAGATGCAATGCAGCCCATACAAGCGTTTACAGCGCGTTTTGTTCCGTTCATGCAGTTATACAGCTCACACAGCAAAACGGCACACGTGGCTTTACAGGCGCTTTTCCTGCGATTTTCCCTATTCCACCGCCCGCGATACCAGACCGACACAAGCGGCTATAATACCACCTGCGACACGTTGGAGCACATCACAGCGACGCAGCACCTCCAGCGCATACCAGATACCAGCGCCACGCCGGACGCTATACAGGACAGCACAGCCGCCCTATTATAATAATGTATATAAGGGCGTAGCGGTGTGCCCCTGTTATAGATCCATGCCAGACGGTGCAACACATCGCAAACCATGCCAGCCCGGCGGGGTTTTGATGTTTCCCACGCCTGGCATTAGCCTGGCATTAGCCTAGCATTATGCTTTCTTCCTGGCACGGGCGGCGCGGAACCATTGGCGGCTACCGCCGTATCTCTTTTCGGGCTTTCGCCCGATAGCCAATAAGGGCGAGCAATAGTCGCAGCGTTCCAGCCGGAATAGTCGTAACCAATAGTCGTAGTTTCTCCAATAAAATAGTCGCAGAATAGTCGTAAGTCATCAGACAACTAGCTTTTGAAAGTCCTATATATCGTATAGTAACGAGAAGTCCGTTGATAGTCGTAGAGTAATAGCCGTAGCGTTTTCTTACGAGCCTTCGTCAAATAGTCGTGTGTTTTTTGTGTGAAATAGTCGTTCGCCTTTTAGAGAAAGAGAAGTGCGATAGTCGCTAAGTAGTCAGGCCTCCCCAAAAATCAATATGTTTCAAGACACCTGTCAATTTTAATTCCAATCGCATTACCTCAAAATCTTTAACAATCGTACTTATTATAATAGTCACAGACAATTGCTCAATTTTTTTAACTATTATTCTGCTGGAATAGTCGTATCATCCGATTCGGCTCGTTCTTCTCTGATTTAATTACCGACAACTACAATCATATCATACCAATCAACTAGGATTACAAATTCCGAAAATACCTCAATGCTTTTAACTATTTAATAAAACTATCCGACTGGTCAGTTGCTTTCAATTTGTAATCAAGTGATCATACAGTCATGCAACATTTTTACATATCAAGCCGACTGCGAAATGAAGTCAATTCTCCATGTGGAATAGTCGTAGACCATCCACCAGTCCGAACCTCACGCCAGCTCTTGCTTACGGTCTGCTCTGCTGGCTAACGGTGTAGTTTTTGGAGATAGAGGGTTGTAGGGGGAAAGAACCTTTGCAAAGCATTTGGTTGTCGTTTTCAGTTGTCGCAGTTGTCGCACCATTTTGCGTGGGGGCCTCAAACAATTTATTTGTTTGAGGGGGGAGTAAGGGGGATTATAGGGGGTAATAGGGGTTGTAGGGGAAAGAGGGGGAAGAAAGGGGGGAAGATTGGATGCGAACGCATCATGTGCATCCATTTGCATGCAAACGCATCACGCTGATAGTCGTAGCCATATCAGCCCAAACGCCACTCGATCGAGACGGTTCCTACTCAAAATCAGACTTTGCCGTTTTCTCTCGATAAATAACAGGCAAAAAAAGCATGAAATAGTCGCAGAGGGTAGTTTTACCACCTGATACCATTCCATGCTTTTCATTCCGTTTGTTAATTGGTGATTATAGCGGAGATTTGAATTCTGCTGTCTGCTTGCATCTTGCGCATACGCTCCGCAGCCGCTTCTTTCTGTTCGTCCGTCATAATTCTTGTGGTAGCAAACCGCACAAGTCGCTTGGGCATCTCATACCACTTGCCGTCCTTGTCCTGCTTGACCAGCTTGTACGACACAGGCTCCCGCTCGCACAGCTTGTCGAGCTTGCGCATATACACCGGGTCAGCGGTATAAACCGATGCATTATCTTCCGCTGCATTGAAGTTGACGATGGTCTCTTGTTCCAGTCGAGTGATGTTCATAATCGTTTTCCTCCGTTTGTTGATTGACGAAAAATATTTATGGGGTTCAGACGATAACTTTATCGCCCAGACCCTGTTATCTGTTTTTCTTGCCTATTCTACTGTAACGATACGAGCGCAGAAGCAATGCTAGGCTACTATCACTCAATCGCTTCGTATGTTTTCTCGAAAATGTCAGGTTTACACGGGTAAATTTCTCCATTTACGCCACGAATGATATAATCGCCAGTCCTTGCAATCATAGTCCCTTCAAGCGTTTTAATCTCGCACCACGCAGGGTCATTGTGAAACTTTCCGAAGTCATGCGTGATAATATCATTGCTACTTACTGCATCCCAGAACCAATCTTCTCCAACGAGGCCTCGTGCATTAAGCTTGAATGCCTCGATAACAACTGGCTTCTTGCGGTATTTCATGTTTATTCTCCTCTCGTTACATCCACACGCATTCTTTGAACTGCTGCGTCTCCATCTGGAACGTGATGTCTAGCACCCCCACGTTGCCCTCTTTGTTCTTCTCAAGCGCAAAGTGATAATGCTGCTCTGGTCGCTTTTTCGTGGTCACGTTCTGTGCCAGCAGAATGATTGCATCTGCGTCTTGCTCGATTTGCCCGGATTCTCGCAGGTCTGCGGCGGTCGGTGGGATACCCGCTCTTGCGGTCTCTCGATTGAGCTGTGCAAGTGCTACCACCAGCGTTCCTGTGGACTGTGCAAACTCATGCAACGCCATGCTGATCTCTGTGACGGCACTGTATCGGTCTTTTGCTCCGGCTTGATGGATAAGCTGCAAATAGTCGATGAACACCACTTTTGCTTGCATCCTGATGGACTGGGTTCTAATCCACCCAACGCTCTTGCCAGCGGCAGAGCGGACGAACAGCGGATATTTCTTGATGGCTGCCAGTCGGTCAAGTTCGTCAATGCTGACGGTCTTATTTTTGACCGTGTGCAGCGGTACGCCTAGCTGGTTTGCTATAATACGAGCGTAGAGCGTGTCTGGGTCGGTCTCTAGGCTAAAATATGCTACCTTGCGTCCGTTCTTGGCTATTTCACAGGCAAGTTGCAAGGACAACGCCGTCTTACCAGCAGACGGTCTGCCGCCGATTACAACGAAGTTGCCCGGCACAAGATGCAAGTTGTTATCCAGCACTCTAAGCCCTGTGCTGATATACTCCGGCTTATCATCCAGCTTGCGAATGTAGTTGTCTATGCCATCGCACATCGGGATGAAATCGCTTCTCTCGTTATGCAGATTGATTGCTTCGCCTAGCTGTTCATAAATACCTGTCATGTCTGCGTATCTGGTCGAGCCATCAACGATTTTGAACGCAATCTCTCTGGCTCTGGACAACGCTGCCTGTTCCTTGACGATTCTAGCCCATCCAAGCATCATGTCGTGAGTGACGTTACGAATAAACTCTGTGCCAAAGGCATCCAGGCATTCGCCCATTGCTTTCTTGCAGTTATCGTAACGTCCCATGACTTCTACCGGGTTCCACTTGTCGTTATGTTCCCAATAGCCACGAATGGCAGCGAATGTATCACGCAGCTCAGGGCAGAAATCGTCGATTTTAAGGTCTTGTAGCACATCGGCGTATTCCGAGAACGTGAGGACTGCCCCCAGCAGGATGTATTGGGTCTGATTTTCAATATTCACCGCAGAAAGTCTCCCTCGTCAGGTAATTCAGCCATTGTCTGCTGATAGCCACCGTTCCAGTTCTTTACGTTACGCATCCAGTTCCGTGCAGCAGCTTTCCAGTCTTTCATGGGCGATTTGCCGACCTTCCATCCATTTGCCGTGAAGTGGTCAACAAACCGCTCTGCTTCTGATTCCATGTAACCCTTGTCCGCAAAGTATTCTTTGGCTTGCTCGACAGTCGGTGCTTTGAAGCGTTTTACTCCGTTGGTATTTTTCTTTTCACATTTTTCTTTTTTATCAGATTCAGATACAGAATCAGATACAGATAAGGCATCGTTTGCATTCATTTGCATATTTTGCATACCAGCGTATGCGTTTGCATCATTGTTATGCGTTTGTATGCATTTGCATTTTTCATCGTTCCAGCGTTTATTTGCACTCCGCCTGTTTTTCTCGATTCGCTTCTGCCTTTTCTGTGCATTCATATCATCGAACGTTTTAACAACTTTCCAGAGCATCCGCATAGCACGGTCGTTGTCGTATGCTGGCTCAAGTCCAGTCTCAACATACTGCGCGTAGTTGCGGATGAATGCTCCGAATTCCTCGTCTGACAGCTCGTCCATCGCATGGACGTGTTCCAACAGAAGAATCATTGATGTTCTCGGCTTGTGTTCCTGCTCCATACTCAATCCTCTCTATAACGGCTGTTCCACCGGCTGATGATTTCTTGTCGTCCGTCTTTTTCGTCATACGGTGACAAAACGCCGTCTTCACCAAAGCTATAGTAAGCGCTATTGCTCATTGATGCATTATGACACTTTTCACACAGAATCATCCATGTTGTGTGGTATTTTCTTTTTGAATCCACTTGATGCAATCCATCGTGATACAGCGTCGGAATAGACCCACAGAACGGGCATCTCTTAAGTTCTTTCATCTTTAACCCTCCTCAAAACGGGCATTCTTCTCCAGATTCACGAAGCCAGCCTTCGCCCGGAATGTTGACTATCTCATAATACTGCCGTGCAACGTAGATTGTTTTCTGCCCGTCCTCAGCAATCAGACCAACTACAAGATAGCCACCAGCAGCCATAAAGAACCAAGGGTTGCTCTTGTAGGTCTCACCCTTCATCCAGTTCTTCATTTTGTTCACGGCTTTTTCAATGTCCTTGTCGGGGCAGTCCGGGTTTTCGTATGCAAAGAAATCCTCAGGAAATTTAAGTTTTTTCATTTTCTGACCCCCTCTCTCGTTCTCGTAATTCGCTTATGCGCCTTGACAGGCCTTGTGCCTTTGCCGTATGCCGGGCGAATATGTTTTGCCTTGATGTACCCGCAAGGCGGCTTCGGCCCAAAGTCGAAAAGGCTCAAGTCCATAATGATGATGCCAAACTTCTTGTTTGTCATGTTTAGCCCTCCTATACCATCGGAAACGCCATCCAATGCGTCACCGTCACATCTTTCGGCAGTCTCTCGCCTATCTCATCCCAGAACTGACCGTCTGCGTAACAGCCAAGGAAGTACGCTGTCTGTGAGATTCCTTGCAACATTTTTCCATCTTTGTCACGCCACGTTGTCTTAACCGCAAGCAACAAAGGCTGCGTTCGCTTTCGTGGCGGTTCGCTTGCTGGATGCCAGAGTGTGTTAGCCATCTTCTTTGTTCTCCATCAAAGAACCACAGCTCGGGCAGTAGTTCCAACGTGTATGATGATTTTTTGTGTGACATCTGCTACGCTCGAACATTGTGAATGTATCGTCCTGCGCAATCCATTCAGCGGTACGCTCTAGGGCTGTCGGCGCATCTTCCACAACTTCAATGGCATCTCCAATATCACAAGCACGGCATTTAACCCCATTGTGATTCTCGCAACCATTGCAATATGCTTTCTTGATTCTTTCAATAAGTGCGTTTCGTTCAAGGTATTCTGAATAATTATCCATTGTCTTTCACCTCGATTGTTGGCGCGGCGTCGATGTAATCTAACAAATCTTCCAAGTCACATTCCTGATACCGATATTCCGTAGAAAATTCTTCGCTAAACTCCTGTATCCATTCTTCAACACGCTTCCGCAGTGCATTGGCATCAATCGGTCTGGCTCTCATTGCACGTTCTCCCTTCAAATCGTGTTATCAACACTTATAACCATAAACACTAAAGATGATTGCAAACCCAACGAGAAAAAAAAGAACATTGACTGCTACAACCGCAATGGCTTTTAAGATTACGTTGTCTATGTATTCGTCCAAAATGCTAAGAACTATATATTTTTCGACCAAATAAATCGGAAAAACGAGCACAAAGCCAATCATTGTCGTCAAAACAAAACCGAGTACAATTTCAAACAAAGACATTTTTCTTTCTCCTTTCAATCTCCGTCCCACACACCGTCAGGACGCATCTTTGCAAACGCCAGCAGACCGTACAAGGCACGTTTGGCGTTGCCCTCTGTGGCGTTCCAGTAGTTGCTGTCGTCTACATCGTCGCCTAGTGCAGAAATGGCTTTTTCAAGCATCGGGATGCTCTCTGCGCCTGTCTTGCCGTAGATGGAGCGGATGCCGTTCTCACCAAACACTTCCGGTCGATAATAGAAGTGACCGTAATTATAGGTGACGTTGAGCCACAGCTCTTTTGTACCGCCCATAGCACGCATACCACCTGCGATAAAATGCGTACTATCCGCTTTGAGTGGTTTGTGCGTTACGGGGTCGCACAGCGAAATATCATAGCTCATACTCGTCCAGCTCCTTTTTGATTTGCTGGCGTTCAATCTGTTTCAATCTTGCCTTTGCCAGCTTGCGGTTGTCAGCCTTGCGGATAGCCCAGTTGTTTCGGTGGTTTGCCCACGCTGCAAAATAGTGACTGTATTCGCTTTGGTCGTACCAGCCCTTGCCAATAAGCCCTTTATAGGTCTGCTGACGTTTCATCTTTCTTCTCCCATTCCTTGCATCCGCGTTCGTCATACACGAAGTCTGCAACGTGTTCCGACTGGTCGTTCACGCATACGCCCTCCGGCTCTGCGTACCATTTGCAAGAGCCACAGGACGGCTCAGATTTGTTCTTGCAGGATTCTGCCGTGCATCGGATAGCCTTGCCAGCAGAGAACTGCTTGATGCCCATGCAAGAGCAATGTTCAGTGGTGCAGTAAATCATTCTTGCTTCCTCCAACCGATAAACTCACACAATCCAACGGTGTTATTGGAGCAACGATGGATGAGGACTTTATCGCTTATTTTGAATTTTGCGATAAACCCAATTTTGCTTTCTTCCATTTCGTTTTCAAACATCCAATCAACGATGTCTTTATCGATTCTGACATCGCTTTCGTCTGCCATGGTTGCAAAGCACTGTTTGCACCTGTAAAGAGCGCACTTTTTCATTATCTCTGCCCTCTCTTTCCCCTATTGAACCGTCCGATCACTCGCTTATACTCTGCATAGCACTCCGGGCACAGGTCGCCTGTGTCCCTGCGCCATCCCCAGTCCTTGAAGTATTCGTCAGGGTTCATCATCCTGCCGCCTAGAACCGCTCCGCAGCGGTCACACACTCGCTTGTGGTAGATTCCTCTGTCAGCCTGCATTAGCTTCTCTCCTTTTGTCAGCATTCATTTTCAAATTCTGCTCCGCAATAAGGGCAGTATTTGATAGGCTTTAGCTTTGTATTGCCGTGCTCCCAACCCGGATAGAGCCAATCTTCCGGGAAATGCTCGTTGCAATTAGAACAATAGCAAGTCTTATCCATATCATCATCATTCGGATAAATGTTTAAGTGCGCAATCGGGCGCATCGTCTCTTGATTGATTGTGCAAGCAGCTTTTACATGGTTACAAAAAATCTCAATTACTCGTTCTACTGAAATCGGATTTTCTTTTCTTGTAACGATAGGAGCAGACTTGTAGCCTTCAAGAAAACAAATCAACTTATCTGCATCAACTAATCTCATTTTTCTCTTCTCCAACATCCTTGAACAAGATTTCTTTGTTGGCTTTCCAGTCTTTGATTTTGCACGGAATGTCCGTGCCGGGCACTGTCTTTTTTAGACCATCCATCTGCCAGACGTTCCATGAGATGATGTCTGCGATACAGTCAAGAAAAATATGCATGAAGCCAATTTCTAGCTTTTCAGCATCAAACCGATACCTAAAATTTTCAATCAGTGTCAGGAACAGGTTGCACCTTGCCAGAAAGAGGTTGTCTCCTTGCCACTCATAGCCGTATGTCGATTTGTAGGCGCTAATTGCCCAGAACATCCACATATTGTAGTCATGGAACTGCTCTGCCAGAACATTTAGCTTTCTATCCAGCAGACCGATTCTGTCCGGCACGGCAATCATCTGCCCTGTTGTGGTATCGTATCGGCTTGTGAGGAACGGCGCTTCTCCACAGGTGACTTCAAGCACATTATGGTTGATGTACTTCTTCCAGTCCTCGCCTTTCAGGTCGTTTTCGGCAACGTCTGCCATCTTCTTACAAACCCAAGTCGGCGTAAACACCTCTGCTTTCTTGCTGGTGCGCTTCTTCTGGTCTGTCAGCCGTTTCTGCACACGAGGAACAAGCTGAACCTTGTCTAACTGTTCCAGTGTGATTTCATCTGCAAAGCCCACGCCTAGTTCAGGCGGCGGGTCTGTCGCCCAGATGATGTTCTTGCCTGTTGTGTGGTCTTGCAAGAGGACAGGCAGAAACGTGCGTAGACACGGGTCTGAGAAGTCAATCAACTTGCGTTCTTCTGCTCTCTCCATATCATTTCACTCCACATAGCATCAATTTTCGCTTTGTTTTTCTTCTGAGCTTCTGCAAATGCGGTAGATTCTCTTGCTTTTTTAATGCTATCGCAAGAGATTTTATAATGCTCAGGGCAAAGACGTTTCCCTTTAACGCATGGTTTACCGCATCTAAAGCACCCATTCGGGTCTTTATAATCGTATTTCTTTTTGCTGTTTTGTCGTCTTTGTTTTAACGTGCATTCGTAACATAATTGCCTGCCACCCAACGAGGGGCGTTTGCCACATTTCCCGCATAAGCCCTGTTCAATGTGCTTTCTTCTTGTTCTCTCTGCGGCTTCTGCCTGCCTTTTTTTCTGTTCAACTGTCATTTTTGAACGCCTTTTTGCGTTCCTTTCGCTTGCTTTCACAAGGCAAACTTCACAGAGTTTATGCTTTGGGGCTGATTCGTTATGACAGATAGGGCAGAAACCATGCGATTCATACCAGCGTTTCGTGAGAACTTCTTCTTCACGGCACTTTTCACAAGCAACAAAACCGCTGTTGTTAGGTTTTCCGCATCTTGGACACAGCCCTTTTTCTTTTCTTATTCGATATCTTGAGACCTTCACATCGCTGCATGATTCTTTATCCATGATTACTCACCATCGCTTGTTACCTCTCTGTACTCCACGTCAATCCCCTTCGGCAAAGCCGTCTGGTACTTCTGGGCAAGCTGTTCTGCGCTCTGAGCATCGCCCAACGGCTGTTCAGGCGGCGCAACGGTGACTTCTACATTGTCACGCATACCAAAGTAGTTCTTGGCTCGGAAAATCCACTCTGCCGGGTTCTCTTGACCATACATACCGTTGTACGCCCACATGGACTGCATTTGCAGAATCAGCTTGAGGATGTACTTCTGCTGCAAGCTATCGTCACGACGTTTGCCCGCCATAATCTGTTTCAGACTCACCCATTCGATGCCCAGCACCAGTGCAATCCATTCCACTACAGGGGAGATTCTGGCTTCGATGCAAGCGTCAAAGAAGAAGTCAAGACGTTGCTGCACTTCAATTGGGTTGTTCATGTCCACGCTCGGAAGGTCGCCAAAATACTTGGCTGCAATCATCCCGATAACTTTCTTGTCCTCTTCGTCACCGATTCTCGACTGTAAATCGCCCGTATTTAGCATCTTTGACCTCGTGATTGCTAACTCCTGCTGTTCTTTCACCTTTTTACTCACCTGTGAGCGGATAGATTTCCGCTTGTTAAGCATCTGTTGTTTCTTCTTCTCTCGCTCTTTTTCACGCTTCGCAGCGGCTTCTTCTTTCGCTTTTTGCGCCCGCTTCTCACGCTTTTTCTTTTCAGCTTCGGTCAGCGGCGGTCTGCCACGACCACGCTTCGGGGGTGTTGCCATGTATCAGACCTCCTTTGGCGGTTCAGGAACAGGCATCCAATGTGTAACGGTATATGGGATTTCGCTTCCAAGTTCGACCCAATAGCCATCAGATGTCATAAAGCCGAAAATCATATCCGCATTATCGCAATACGCAATTACAGTTTCAAACGCTTCTGGAAGTTGTTTTTTTACGCTAATCCAATCGTTCATGCTCTCACCTCTTTATCTTCGTTTCGATGTTGTTCAGATTCCTTGCAATCCACCAGACGGAACAACAACTACCAAGTTCGTTCCACCATGCGCACTTTTCTTTCTCGCAGACGCACCGACCAAGAGGATTGCTGGTCATCTTCATTGGGCAGTAAAGTTCGTTGTCCATGATTTTCCTTATCCCTCCAACTGAAGATGAGCGTTTACCATCTTGACGGGAAAATACTCATCTATCTGCAAAAAATCGCCGTTTTTCAGGTTGATGCCGCCAGACAACTCGCTTGTCGAAAGCTCCACGCTGGCTTTCATGAAAATTTCGCCGCTTATTTCAAACACATCTCCACGTTCCAAGCTCCCAAAATTGGCTTCTTTTCTATCAATATCGCAAATTTTCATCATTTCAACTCCATCACAACTGCCGTACAAACGGTCAGACACACGTTGACGAACAGCCAGACAAACATTGCCTGTCGTTCTTCAAACTGGTCGTCTGTCATGTCTTTGATTGTCCGTTCGGACTGAACCACTACCGCCAGCAGGACTAGGCAGACCAGCCAGCGAGTTGCAAATTCAAACATTGTTAGTTCCACCTTTCTCTCAGCTCTTCCTGCTTTCCGCACAGGGGGCAGTTTCCAAATTTATTCATCCGGCTGCTCCTTGTTTTTAATGGTGACTTTCAAGATCACAGTCTTTCCGTCTTTGGTATCCCAAGCGTAACCATAAAAGCCTTGTTTTTCTTCTTCTGCCTTAGAAACAAGCCAGTCTCGAACAGCTTCTACTGCTTCATCCGTAACACGAGTTTTATCTTTCCACTCTTTTCCGTTTGCTTTTACAGTTCCTGCATAAATGCCAAACATCCCGCAGCCAACATGATATTCAGCCATTTTTATTCTCCTTTGCTTCAAGGCGAGAGAGCCAGCGTTTGTATTTAGCGTCCTCAATTTCAAGCTCTGCGTCCCAAAATTCGCGTTCGGAATCGAGGTTATCTCCAAACCAAGCATCGCATAAAGCAGTGACTGCGTTACTTATGTCTGCAAATTCTTCCATCAGATTTGCTTCGCACTCTGCAACGCTCTTCGGTGTCGGGTTCGTACCATCCAGTGCCCGGCGCAGCTTCAATGCAGCCTGTGCCAGTTCGGACACTTCTTCTGCCAGCTGTGCCAAGATTTCCGTCTTTGGCAGGATGTCTGAAACTTTTTTGCTCACTTTTGTTCTCCTTTCAGCCAGTCGTTCAGCTTTGCCATGCAAGAGGGGCAAAGAAAAAACGGGTCATCTGAATAGATAAAAATTTTCCTATTTTTCTTTGTAATGCACCTGCAAATAGAATTGTTTTCTACTCTTTGTGTCCGCTCACTTATGGAAAACTCTGGATATTCAAATGTTTCACCGCATCTATCGCATACCATTATCATTCTCTTCCTCCAATTTCTTTAACAGCCCATCCACGTCATACCGCCAATGGACACGCAGCCTTTTTGCTTTGACCTCTATCCCCTCTTGCTCTGCCCACTGCCAAGGGATACTCTTCCGGCTCTCGTTGTAATGGAACGTCAAAACCTTGCTGGCAGGGATTGCAAAGGTGCGGTTGACCGCCCTGTAATTGACTAACACATGGGCTGTTTGACCACTGTACCCCATTGCATCCACCATATCAGTGATGTGCTTTTCCTTGCGGTATTTGCACTTTGCCTTGTCGTACTTACCGAACACCTTTTCCAGAGGGATAGAGGGCGTTCCGATGGTTTTCAGTTCAAACAGGTGGTTCATCGGGTATCGGTACACAAGGAAGTCGCAGATGTTGTCGATGGAAAAGGACAGGTTCTCGTTGCCGCCGTAGTAGGTGGCAGCACTGTCTTTTAGACGGTAGCACCACGCATCGGATGGGACGGATGCTTTGAAGTCTGCTTCAAACTGCTTGCCGGTGTTCATTCGTTGTCCTTTGGTTCATCAGGTAAAGCCATCCAGTGGGTTACGTTTTCAAGTCTTTTTTCATCAAACGTTGTCAGCCAATCACCATCGTCTGTAAGTACTGCCGTTTGCATTCTGCTATTTTCGTCATACATGGTTTTATCAAACACCAGAACAGGCTTGCTCTCATACCAAAGCGTATATTCTCTGTCGCCGTCCACTTCGGTAACTTCTTCCGTCATCTCTGGTAACTTATCTTTGACATTGATCCACTGATTCATCCTCGTTCACCTCTGAATTCACTTCCGAGAAAACGTTTCTTGCCACGTTCCCGGTACTTGTCCTCGTAATCACGGCGATACACGCTCCGGCTGTGGTTCAGCTCATACACGAACGCTTTGCGCTCCTCAAAGTCTTTCTTTTCTGCCTTGTACTTTTCGCAAGTGTCGTGGCAGGCTTGGTGGCGCGATGTGCAGTTCAGACAACAGGTAATCATTCTTCGCCAAATCTCCTTTTTGTTACAGCCATCGGGAACTCTTCGATTTCCGATGCAAACCGTGCTGTGCCTTTTCCGTATGTGGTCTCCCACACAAGCGGAAAACCGCCGATTCCGTCAAACAGACTGCCCAGTGTCGGTTTTTCTTTCAGGTAGGGGCACATCCTCTGCACCAACCAGAACCACTGTGGCAGGGCTATGGAGTTGCCCAAAGCCTTGTACCGTGGGCTGTCAGCGTATTTGTGCTTCTTTCCTTTGCTATCCGTCCAGTCCCCAATGTTGGTGTAATCGTCAGGGTAGCCTTGTAACCGTTCGCATTCAACAGGGGTCAGACGGCGAACAATCCAGCGGATGGCTTTCTCCGCAATCAGGCATTCGCTGCCATTGCCGATGTTTCCCGCTTTTGCTTTCAAGGTTGAGCATTTGCCGCTTTCTTTGTAGCTGCTGAACGACTGTTCGTTGAAGGTCTTGCGTTCGATTGCAATGGCCGTGTAATCTGTGATTCTGTTTTCGTGGTCGCCTGTTATGGTTGGACAAGTTCTGCCGTCACCATTTCCACGCGCATCAAAGACCTTATACGCTACTGCTGGACGGTCAACAGTGTTCAGCGTGTAGCTCTGGTTTTCCTTCACGCCGGAACCATTTGCGCCGGCCGTTTCAGAGCGATCAATAATGTTTCCTGCCAGGCAATAGACCGGCTGAAAAAGGGTCTGATCCTGTAGCGTCGAAAGTGTTCCTGTTTTTTCGGTCTGCACCAGTGCACCTTTGCCGCCCCCGGCACAGCCTGACCGGATTTTCAAGGTGTAGGCTTGCCCCCCCCTGCTGGCCAACCATTCGATCATTTCCAGCAGGGCGGTTTCCAGCGGTTCTTGCAGTTTCTTGCCACGTCGGGATGCTCTGGTCAGAATGCCCCGGCAAGCTTTCGCGCTCAAATAGTATTTCTCCGGCACGTCCACCTCCAAAATCCACGACAAGAGCGATTCTCTTTCGGCGTTGGGGAACTCCCCAATATTGAGCATCGAGCTGTCGCCAAGCCAGAGACCATCCGTTTCCGGCGATTGCTCCAGCTTTGCTCCATCTGCTCCCCCTACCCGAAGGTCGAGGAATTGAAGCGTTTGGTTCTTCCACGCGGGCAAGTTCTTCCAGCACGGCTCTGAAATCTTCTCCTCCGTTGGAGCTGAATGCTCCTGGTACGTTTTCCCAAACAGCGAAAGTTGGATACAGTCCATTTGTGCTTAACCTCATTTCTTTTATGATTCGAACCGCTTCCATGAACAACCCGGAGCGTTCTCCCGCAAGTCCTGCCCTGCGTCCCGCAATAGACAAATCCTGGCACGGACTGCCGAACGTGATGCAATCCACCGGCTCTATCTTGTCGCCGTGAATCTTTGTGATGTCGCCCAAGTGCTTCATTTTTCCAAACGCCCGTCCAGCCAGATAGCACAGCTCTTATATAAGGTAGGTGGTCATGACTTTGCAGAAGCAAAAGCCTTGCTCATATCAGCGATAATGTCATATCGGTCTTGATACTTGCTATACACGGTCGTTCCAGTGCCAAGCCCAATCTGCGTCTGGTTGATAGATGCAGGAACTATGTAGATGCTTTCTTTTTCTTCGCTCTTTGCGATCAAAAAGTAAACATCACAAGTCGGAAAGCGTTTTTCAAGGTTAAACGAATAGCAAAAACTCTTATTTGCTTTGCTCGGCCTTGCCGTTTTCACATCAACCTTAACGCTTCCATTAACATAAAGGTCATAGGCGTATCTAGTTGACATTCGCTCAACCGCAAATCCATGTTCTTCCAGCAGTTTTGTAGCAAGGTCTTCGCCATACTTTCCGAATTGCGTTTCGCTTTCTTTCATTTCGACATTGAGGATTTCAGCTATTTTGTAATAGCCACCCGGAAAACGGCGAATTGCATTTGTCAACTTGTCTCTACCGTAGTATTCGCTCAATTCACTTCTTGATGGCATTCTGGTCAACCCAGTAGCATCCATACAATCTTTTACGGATTGAAGAATCTTCTCTTGCGTCCAATGCTCGCCAAACGCGTGTCCCATGTGCAGACACCTCAGAACGGCAGCGAACCATCCGGCTCTTCAATCACAGAGAAGTCATCCGTGTTTCCCTGCGAGCAGTTCTGCGGTGCATCCTGCGCCCGATCAGCGGGCTTGCTGTCCGATTTGCCACCGCAGAAGTCAACCTTGTTCGCCATGATTTCCGTTGCGGTGCGGTTGTTTCCCTGCTTGTCGGTATACTTCCGGGTCTGGATGCTACCAGTCACCAGAATCAGGCTGCCCTTCTGGAACCACTTGGAAACGAACAGTGCCGTATTACCAAATGCAGTGCAGTTGAAGAAGTCGGTTTCCTTCTGACCGCAGCTCTGACGGTCGCAAGCAATGCTGAACGTGCAAACATCCTTGCCGGACTTCGTGACCTTAGCTTCTGGCGTGTGAACCAGGCGACCCTGAATTACAATAGAGTTGAGCATTATTTAGCCCTCCTTCGGCTGTTTCTGAGCACAGTCCCAACACAGGACGCGCCCAAATCGTTTTTTCGCGCTTCTTGCAGTTTCCAGCGGCGATACGGTGCGGTTGTTGTACTGAATAGGTTGCAACTGCTTTCCGCAGCAAGCGCACGGAGGAATGGCGTCCGTTTCCGTTTGCTTCTGCGCAGGCTTGTTTGCCCTGCTTGCGGTCTGTTTTTGATACTCGTCCGTGTCAGCGTCTTTTGTATCGTCAATGCAGAACAGACCGTTCAGTGCATACTTTCTAGCGTAGCTGCTTGCAGTGCCGGTAAGTTGGGAATCCGACATACCAGACTGTTGCTTAGGTTCTCTAGCGTATGCGGTGTTTGAAATTTTGTCTCCGCTCTCTGAATCGTAGATCGTTGCAGTCGCTTTGATATAGTGGTACTCGCCGCTCTGTACAGGCTCGTCTTCAAGAACAAGACAGGCTCCATATTTCGCAAGGAGCGGTTTTACTGCTTCCAGAATGTCTTCACAACTACGGTAATTGTACTTACCAAAAGAATTACGCTGGCTTTTTGGAGCTTTCAGCTCGCCTTGAATTTTGGAAAGCTTCACAAGTGTTTCCATATTTCTCCTTCCATAAAGCATCTTTTGCTTTCTTAGCTTCTTCTATGGTTTTGAATCGGTATGTTTTGCCGCTAAAGTGGAACGAATATCTGCGTTTCAAACCTTTCGTTGAACGGTCTTCGTAGATTCCGTACTCGCCAGTTAAAGCGTTTCTAGACTGAACAGTATTTGCAACATTATCAGCTTGGGTTACGCAGCGAAGATTTTCAATCCTGTTGTCTGTCCTAATTCCATTGATATGATCGATCACCCCAATAGGCATTAGCCCATAATGAAGTGCGTACACAAGGCGGTGTGCTTTATATTGCTTCCCTTTGATTTTTACAATCAAATAACCGTCTTTATCGTAGCTTCCTGCACTGTTTTTCCTGTCTTTTCTGTGTAATGTACCGTCAGAATCAACGTAAAACCATTTGCAAAGATACTCGACAAGTTCCTTATCGATCATGGAATCACCCTTCTTTCTTCGGCTTCATTAGGCTTCATTGTTCTTACTTTGGCTTAACACGGCTGTGCAAAATCAGCCAGCCATCAGTTCTGCCAACTGTGCACGGAGGTCTTTCAACTCCGCTTCCCTGTCCTCGATTTCAGACTGCAAGTCCTCAATCTCAGCCAGCCGGTCAGCTTCTTTGGCTTCTGTCATCTGCTCGTTGGTCATAAAGTACACGCCGTCCTCCGGCTCGGTTACGCCGCCGAATCTGTCAAGGTTAATCATCTTTTGGTCTCCCTCTCCTACGTTCCTCTTTAATTTGCAACGCACTGTACCACTGGTCTTTGTCAATTTCGATGGTAGACCACCGATGGTTACAATCAAGGCACTTTTTCCTGCGAACGATGCTGTCATGGTCAGACCGGCTATCAACCGTTGTGATGTTGTCACTACCGCACATCGGGCATTTCACTGGGCATCCCTCCACTCGTTCGTGTGGTGGGCTACACGCTTGATTTTGCGGCATTCTTGCTCGATGCGTTCGTCCATCTCCTCGCTGACTGCCAACGCACACAGCAAAATAGCCGTTGCGAGAAACCCGCAGGACACGATCACCCAGCCAAGCATCTGCGCTGTGGTCTGGCATCCTTGAATCGCATCGCCGCAGCCAACTGCTGCGATAGCTGCGACCAGACCGAGCATGGACAGCGCTATTCCTTTCAAAGTTTTCATTGGTTTATCCCCTTAATGTAAGTTCAAAGTAATATGGTTTCGTGCCGTCAATGGCTATGTCGGCATCTAACACTTTAGCAAGCCTTAAAAGTGTTTCCGTTCGAACACCGGTATAATTGAATACTTTCTTTTTACCAAGAATGCCATCCAGCGTAGGCCTTGAAACACCGCTTTGTCTGCTTAGATCGCAAAGCCGGATGTTCCTAGCTTGCATCGCTTCCGCAAGTGTCATACTTTTGTACCTTTGTGCCCGAAAATCCAGATGGTTGCCATCAGAGCGCCAATGCCAATGATTGCACGCGTTGCGTTTACGCCAACCAGAAGGTCAATCCGGTGAATCAACCAGAAGTTCAGCAAAAACGCTGCTAGAACCAGTGCTAAGACGATTGCCCAGATCAGGACGATTTCTACCAGTGCTTTCATCTTTGTCCTTTCTATTATGTATGTGTTCCAGCCGGTCTTTCTCCCGGCTGTGCCAGCGGATTTCCCGCTTTCCATAGTATTTACCGTTCATAGGTCAGCTCCCCTGTTGCAAGCATCTGCGACACCTCGCCGTAATGCTTGCCCAACTTGTCCGCAAGGGCTTGTACTTCTCCGATGGATGGAAATGTCTTTTCCAACTTCTTCTTTTCTTGCTGTTTGATTTTGTACGCTGCCTTCGCGTTCAGGTTCGCCTTTGCGTTGTAGGCTTTCTTGGCGCATCCATTGTGGTACTTCTGCGATGCTACTTTTTTCAGCATCGGCTTGCCGCAGTATGCGCAGAAAACCTTTTTCGGCTTGAATATAACGCCAGCCCTTTCATGTTCTTTATGGCGTTCCTTGTCGACCTTGCGCTTGCACTCGGAGCAGTACCGTCTTGTCGGTCTGACCACGCCAAGATACAGGCCGCAGCGCTCACAGTACTTTTCTTCCACGCTGCATCTCCTCTTTCAGTCTGGCTTCCCGATTGTGCCGTTCAAAGCACTGGTTGATGGATTTCTCCATCCACAACACCTTGTTTGCATCGTTTCTGGGCACGCCAGCAGCCATTGCAAGCTTTAGTCTGCGCTTGCGGCTTTGTGCTTTGCAAAATTTCATCACCAGCACTCACCAGCCTTATCTGTGATGAACTTCGGGACTTCCTGACCTGTGGCAATGCACAGCGCAACTAGCTTTTCGACCCAGATGTCAAACAGGCTTTCTTTTGGCATATAGCACTGGCCAACACAAGGCTCCTTAAAACTTGTCCAGATCGTCAGTCCGACAGCGCCATCCGTGACCGTCCATATCATGCTGTAACCTTCATTGCACAGGTTGTACAAAATGTCTCGTGCTCTGCTTTTGGCTTCGTTGATTTCAAAGGCATTCCAGCACTTTTTGCTTCCCTCGTAGGCCTTTGTCGCTTCGTCAATGGCGTGGTGCGCTTCGTCCGGGTACTCAAGGTCTACCTTTAATGTGATAATCTTCTCCATGTTCAGCCCTCCACTTTCTTGCTCTTCTCCGTCTTTAAGAAGAGATTAACGAAATAGACCTGACCGATACCCGTCACCTTCGGGGTCTTATTGATAGAAGTGTGCCCATCAGAATGCGCAATGGACGTTTCCTTGATTTCAAACAAGCGAAGTTCCATAGACTTCTGGGTCGGCATATTGTAGTCTGTCCGCTTTCTGTCCTTAATCAGGTATCCGTTCTTACGCATCCATGAGAACAAGCGGTTCTGCCCCATCTGGATACCGTTCTGTGACAGCAGTTTTGCCATTTCGCCAACAAGAATGCTCTGGCTGCTTGCGCTCACAGCATCAGCAAAAAGCGCTTTCGGCTTCATGGTTTCAATCTGCTTGTCTTTCTCTTCCAGCTCCTCATGCGCTGCGATCAGTGCAGTTGCAAGGAGTTGCGAGCGGGTAAGCTGCGGCTGTTCAGTCAGCTTCTTTTCCATCTCGTTGAACGCTGCAATGTACTTCAGTTTCCATTCGAGAGCAGCCTTGCCGGTAAAGCCCATAGCCAGCAGGGTGAAGCCGTCACGGTTCATGAGATAAGCCCTCTGTTCCCTTCCGTAGCTGTCAGGCGCTGTTGTTTCGAAGAACATCTGTCCAAAATTGGACACATCTTTTTTCAACGAATCAATATCACGAAGAACGTGGTTGTGATTCTTTTCAAAGTTTTCTGCAATCTGGCGACTAGACGCTACTGGCTCGCCGCTTTGCATAGATAAGATAATATCGCTCATTTTCCCTCTCTTTCATTCAACAGCTCTTCCAGAGCTTCTTTCACCTTAGCTTCCGCATTTTTAGGTTCACGCTTACCGTTCAGGATTTTTCCCAAGTATTCCGGTGCGCATCCCATTTTTGCAGCAAGCTCTCTGATTTCGATGTTGTTAACGTGAAGTGTTCCTACAACATCACCTGTCCACTTAGGAAGCAAATTTTTTCTCCTTTCTTGTTCTAGTACTTGAACTTTTTGAAAGAATATGATAATATTATGGTGTCAAGCAAAAACATTATCGAACGTTCTTCTATTTGTTCAAAGCCTTTAATTTGTTCTACCGATTGAACCCGGTAACCTTATTAAAGCACAAGTAGTAGAACTTTTCAAGTGTTTTTGTTCAAGTGGTAGAACTTTGTCATCTTGTACAAGCACTGGGGGTAAGTTTTGTGTTTTTTGACAATTTCGTAAAACTATGCGAAGAAAAGGAAGTAAAGCCATCTCGTGCTTTAACTGATGCAGGCGTTCCAAAATCTGCTTATAGCTATTGGAGAAGGGAAGCTGGTATCGGGAACGATGCAAAGCCGACAAACCAAAACGCCGTAAAGCTTGCTCAGTACTTTGACGTTACTGTGGACTACCTTCTTACTGGTAACCAAAAAGAAAACCCGCCCCAGCAGCCGCAAAGCGAAGTTGACGCGGATATCAAATGGATTGAGCAGAAGCTAGTGGAGATGTCGAAAGAAAAACGTGAAGCCTTGATGAAGCTTATCAAAACGATGTGAAGGGGATGCCAATGAAAAGAACGAGCTTAGATAAGGCAGTTTTCTTTGGCGGCATTGGACTGCTTGTTTTTTCTTGCAGCCTGCATGGGACACCCAGCGCTATTGTTGGTCTCGCTGGAATTGTTCTTTGCTGTTACAAGTGGCAGGCCTGCTTTGGCACAAAAGCAGAAAGAAAAGCCAAAAAAGAAGCACAAAAAGTTCAAGCAGAAATGGAAGCGGCGCAGGAAAGAGAAGAAATCAGGGCTGCGCATAACCCTGTAAAAGCAAAAATTATCGTTTCCAACACTAGCAAAAAGGCAGGGAGTGCTGCCATCCGCACTGCCATTGGCAGTTCAATTGCCGGTTTGCCCGGTGCTGTTTACGGAGTAGCATCCGCAAAATCTAAAACCAGCGTCACATTTTATGTGACGTATGAAGATGGCCACAGCGGAACTGAAACCGTAAAATCTGATTCTAGCCGGTTCTTAAAACTGATGAAGGTCTGTGAAGATTGACCCGGTACAAATAAAACCCCTTGCGCCGGGCTTTCGGTAGCCTTATGCGCAAGGGGTTTTGTCATGCGTTAGTTATTATTTCTTTAGCTGCCGGAATTTTCTCAGGGTGTTCCAGCAGCCATGCAATAAATCTGTCAATCTTGGCTCTTTCCTGTTCACTCATTGTGGCATATCCTCCCGATCGGTAAGTTCAGATGTTCATTTGATACGATTATACATCTTCTAGTTGTCAAGTCAATGTATTTTAAACAACTTCGTAAAAATCGAACATTTTCTTAACATCTATTACTTCACATCAGGGAAGCCAAAAATTGCAATGACAATGATTAAGAGCCATATTAAGTTTAAGTTACCCTTTGCTTTGTAACATTCCGTTGAACATGGAACGAAAAGGGTTATCCGGTAAATCGTCAAGCACATCTGCTTTGACGAGAGCGTTTGTGCTAATGCTATGTGAAACATTGTTTAGCTGCACAATGGCGTCGTCCAAGTCTTTCACGGTTGCTCCACGCCGTTCCATTGACTGGAGGAAGGTTTTCACTTCTTCATGAACAACAGGGTTCTCTGCCTTATAAAATCCATTTGTAAAGTCCATCTTTCCTCCAATCACAGCTCTACGAGCTGTCCGTCAATGCGTTCGATACTGTCTGCCGGGTCGCGTCCATCGTCTAAGGCGGCTACGGCGCGTTCCAGAACGTTTTTTGCTTCTTCATAAGCAAACTTATCAGCATCGTTGTTTGCAAGGTTGTAGACCAGCTTTAAGGCTGTCTGGCGGGCATAGGGAATGAGCATGGTGTCAATCTGATTCATACACTAACCCTCCCACGGTTTCGGCGTTTTGTTTTCGTTCGGTTCAGATGCGGGCATTCCGTCAATGATAATCATGTTGTTACCTCCTGTTTTGATTGTTTTTTCGATGGTACAGTTATAACATAGGCTGCTGTTGGTTCTCCATAGCAGCTTTTTCCATTTTTTGGCTTGTCGAATCCGGCAGTTTTGCCGAATTTTGTTGAAGGGGTGAGAATTTATGGATGAATATTTAGTAAGAACAGCCAAAGCATTAGAAATGGCTCGAATGCGTTCCGGCTTGAGCCAGCAGAAATTGGCGGCAAAAATGGGCGTGAATCGTGGCACGATAGCAAATTGGGAACAAGGTCTGGCAGCCATTTCCCTTCCGATGGCTATGCGCTGGTTTACCTGCTGCGGCGTATCGGTGGCTCGATACATGGACGCTTGCATTCATCCGGGACTACTGGAACACCTGGAAGATGACCTTTCCGATTTGGAGAAGCGGCGGATTCTTATAGATGCTATGATGGAGTGCTCATCCTATGAGATAGATGCCTTGTTGTACATCCGATACGGAGATCACGGCTCAGACCATATCGGCGTGTTGACGGAGATTCTGGCAAACCTCCACACGCCGTTGAAAGACAGGGTCTCTGTCTGCCGGATGGTGTCTGGCAGCTACGAGATAGCACAGGCTACCGGAACAGACCCAGACCCGAACGGAACCGCCCCAAAGATGGAGATTCTCTATCAGGCGCAGGACGCTGGAACAGAAGCTGCTATGAAGTCCAACGATTCTTATACCGTGAATCCCAATAATATAACTGGCTGATTGTCGAATTATCGTTGTTTATGATGAACATCTTGTACACGTTCATCCACTTTTTGTACACGTTTCATGCAGATTAGGTATACCTTTACCTTGTCATTCCGTCCCCCATAGGCTGCAAATCGACAATGTTTGCGCGGAATAAATAACGGATTGACGTTAATTTGTTGTTTGCGATTGAGTAACTCGTCAATCCGTCCCCCATCGTGCAGATTAGGTATACCTTTCCATCCACTTTTTGTACACCTATCCACAATCCGTCCATGTTTGGCATGGCTAATGGAAGGTCGCTTCACCACCGGTACAGTCTTATTCGGCAAGTGACGGCCTGAGTTATCCACAAACTGGAATGGAAAAATAAAGAAATTGTTGAAAATTATCGTCATCGACTATTTAACGATGATATTTAACCTCTTGTTTATTTCTTGTTTAATATATAATATGTAGATGGGGGACGAAATGACAAAGCATGGGGGACGTTTTGACAAGTCACGGGGGACGAAATGACGAGGACATGGGGGACAAAAAGACAAGCCATGGGGGACGAAAATAGTTGACACGTCCCCCTACTTGTGGTATACTGTTTTCAGACCATTAAAGGAAGTGAGCAGATGCCAAAAATATCAGACAACAACCTTGTCGAGAAAAGCAAGTCCCTTGTGTGGGCGAAGTTTAGGGACTACACAGCAGGAGAACTTCGGCTGTTAGAGGTTTACTTGTCAAGGATAAATCCGAGAGACCCAAACAGCAGCCGTGTGGAGTTCACTTTGGCGGAATATAGGGAGCTTCTTGGACTGAAAAGCCTTGATGCACGAAGGATTGAGCCGCAGATCAAGCACTTTCTTGGTAATACGGTGTCGATTCCAATTGACAAGGAGAAAGGCACGTTTGAAAGTTTTGTCTTGTTTACGAGGGCAAAACTGGACTATGTGCCAGAAACAAGGTCTTACGTTGTAGCAATCACCTGCAACCCTGACCTGCGCTCTATCTTCTTTGACATTGCTGAAAGCGGATATGTTCGGTATCGGCTGCGTTACACGTCACGAATGAAGTCACAGTACAGCATTTTGCTTTACTCGATTCTTCGGGACTGGTTGAATATGGACAACAAGCCGCATGAAATTAGTCTGAAGAGATTGAGAGAACAGCTTGGTGCAATGGAAGCCAGCTATGACGTTTACAAGAACCTTCGCAAGCGAGTGCTTGACGTTGCGGTAGATGAAATCAATGCTGTGTCTGACATTGTTGTGACCTACGAACCAGTCCTTGTAGCACGAAAGGCTGTGGCGGTCAAGTTTAAGCCCAAAATTAAAGCGTCTGAGGCGTTGATTGAAGCACAGGCAAGCGAAGTGCTGACCGAACCTCAAAAAGCCGTCAGAAAGCCACGCAGAAGCGGATATGAGGATTTCGACTGGTCTATGTGTGACGAACTGGAAAAGCAGGACTGCGTTGACGTGGCGAAGGTAGTTGAGAAGTGGATGAAGAAAGAGCATCCTGAAATCAAGCTGCCAAGACGCAGAGAAGCGGTTTACGAAACGGTAAAGGCTGCGTATAAGGACATTTTGTCTTTGGATAGGTCTCCGTTCCCGGACAGACCTGTTGGCTATCTGATTAGAAGCGTGGACAAGGCGGGTATCGTAGACAGATATATGCCAGCGTTCTATTCCATTGAAGCCTTGCAAAAGTAGTTAGAATGAGCAGATGATGCAGAAAGGAGCGAAAATGGGTTGGATTAGCGTAAAAGATAAGATGCCAGACAAGTACGTTCAGATTATCATTTATGATAAAGTGATGGGCGTTACTTTCGGTTATTATGGTGACTTCAAAGGCGAAAAATGGTATACAGATGATGTGTTGACGGATGCGTTCTATGGAAACAATAGTGAAACGCAACTGATTGATGATAATGTGCTATATCATGTAACCCATTGGGTGCCACTTCCTGATGAACCCGAAGAATAAAGAAAGAGTGATAAAATGACAAAAATTATAGCTGTCGCCAACCAGAAGGGCGGCACAGGAAAGACCACCACAAGTACCTGTCTGGCTGGTGCATTGCAGCTGCTTGGCAAGAAAGTTCTGCTGGTGGATTGCGATGCCCAGTGCAACGCAACGGACACCTACGGCGCACAGACAGAGGACGTATGCACCCTGTTTGATGTAATGACCCGGCAAGGAACGGTCGAAGAAGGAATCCAGCACTGTGAAGCTGGTGACATTCTGCCGTCTGATAGCGCACTGAAGGACATTGACGAGCAGCTTGTCCGAGACATGGGTAAGAACTTCCGGCTGCGAGAAGCCCTTGAAAGCGTGTCCGGGCAATACGACTACATTGTGCTGGACACTCCCCCGCAGCTTGGTCTTGCGCTTGTGAACGCGCTGATCGCCGCCAACAGCATCATCGTTCCCATCACAGCCGACCGATACGCACTGGCTGGTTTGAGCCAGCTCTCGCAGACCATCGGCGATGTTCGCAGATACTTCAACCCGACATTGAAGATTGAAGGTCTGCTTCTGAACCAGTACAAGAGCCGTGAGAACCTGTCCAAGGAGGTTGTGGAGCAGCTACCTGTGATTGCACAGAGCATGGGTACAACGCTTCTGGACGTGAAGATTAGACCGTCTATGGGCGTTCGCAAGGCGCAAGCAGAGCGTCACAGCCTGTTTAGCGGTGACACGGCAAAGAGTACCAGCGCAGAGGATTTCAAGGCGTTGGCGCAGATGATTGTGGAGGGAAAATAAAAATGACTAAAAAGAAAACTGAGAATGTTGTGCGTCCAATTGCGCATTGGGAACAAGCAAATTACAGCTATGTGGACTTATACAACGGCGGCGTACAGGTAAAAGTGGACGGGATTGGTTGCTCAAACTGCATGGCGAAGTTTAGGAAAAATTTTATGTGGGCAATCAATTTCTGTCCTAATTGTGGAGCGCGAATGGAGGCTGTAGAAGAATGAAGTCAACCAGCAAAAAATCCTCTGGTTTGCTTGGCGGATTTGATTTCCAGCCTATTTTTTCGGAACAGGCATTAAGCCGAAGTGAGCCAAAGGAAGAAGAAGTATGCCAAGCAAAGCCGAACAAAGCCGAACAAGCACAGATTAAGCCCAGTGAAGCCGCAGACAGCCATGCGCAGCCCAATGAAACACAGTTAAGCGATATTAAGCCGAAGCAAGCCAAAGACAGCGAAACACAGCCGAACAATGCCGTAGTAAGCGAAAGTAAGCCAAAGAAGCTGAAACAGGCGAAGGAAGTTCAACGCCTTATCGAACAAAGTGATGTTCCTAGCGCACTAGCAGAAGCTGGATTGACAAAGAAAAAAATCCCGATGCCGGAATCGCATCAGGGCGTTGCAAGCGGTGATGGCAAGCGTTCCAAGCGCATTACCATCCTTATGAGCGAGGAAGAACGCAAGTACATCAACCGTGAAGCGCGGCGACATGGTATGACGATTGGACAGTTCGTGTACGCTCTGGCGGTTGCAGCGGCAGAGGGGAAGATTGAATTGGAGGATTTCTTAGAGGATTGACGATAAAAGTTAAGATTTAGGAGGGATTCGCTATGACTTACGGAGAAATGGAAAACTATATTGCTCATGTTAGTGACAATGATTTGATTGCATTATGCAAGAGCATTTACGAGTTCAAGAATGGAAACGGAGTGTTGGAACCAACTTCAACGCTCAAAATTCTTGCAGAAAACCTAAAGTTTTCTGATGTGAGAGTGTTGGAATACGCCATTACAGAAGAAGCGCATAAGCGGTACGAGCAGATTGTTTTACTTCTTATGAAAGATGCTCCGGCACATTATTTGAAATGATGAGTCTTAAGAAGAATCATAATGGGTAAGTATGTGAAGCGAGAAGATATCTTAAAAAAGCTAAAAGATGTATCAAAATTGGCAGACGGAAAATCAGGCAGAGCGGTGATTGCGCTACTTAGAACATCTTTGGAGAACATTCCGTACATTGTGGTTGAAGAAGAAATTAAGCAAAACGATAAAAACTAAGTTCTAAAGTTAAAATAGAAAAACCCCTGTGTAGCCGCTACGACCGCACAGGGGTTCTTATTTACTTATCAGCAATGCAATCCCAGTAGAGATATGCCTTGCCATCTGCGGCATCTACGTCCTCAAGGAACGCCTTTGCCATGTCAGCGTAGAAGCCAGGAGTGTCAACGGACTGACGCTTTGCAACCTGACAATAATCCGAGTACATCATGTTCATGACAGCCCAGAAATCGTTTGGGTCGCAGGTGATATTGCGCTGCTTGGCAACATCCTGTGTCTGTTCCAGCGTCCAGTGACAGCCTTTCGTGCCATCAGCGTTCACCATGCTGTCGCACCATTCCTCCGCTTCATCGTGGGTGAGGTGCTGGCGTGGCATCTTGATGGAGCGGCTGTCTGCGCCGCCACGTTCGTACTGTCCCGACCGCTTATCCCAGTCGCCGTTTTGTGAGAAGCCGATTTGCGGCATCTTGCGTCCATACTCTACGTCAGGGTAGCGGGGGATGGGGTATGGGTCAATGTAGCGGTTCTCCTCCTGCGGATAATAGGGATAGCGGTCGTTGCCACCTTCAAGCTTACGCAGACGGCGTTCCATCTCACGCTCCCTGCGGTCACGCTCTTCCTCAAGGCGGTCACGTTCCGGCTCACGGTCTTTGTCGTGGTCACGGAGCATCATCATGCGGCGAAAATTAGTCTTGCCCATAATCTATACCTCCTCAAGAAATGGACGCGGGCGCGCCAGCGTGGGAACGGCAGAAGCAGCCAAGATACTTGAACGTGCCGGTGCCGGTCGCAGACGTTGCAACGCGGGTAGCGTAGCGGGTGCGAGTGTGGATGCTCTCGGCGGTTGCCTGAGCGCAGTTGCAGTCGGTCAGAGGGTATGCGGTCGTACCTGCGCCGATGGTAATGACAACAGGGGCGTTGATGGTGGTCGTGTCCGGGATGCTCTGGGCAACCACGATGCAATACTTCTCTCCGTTCTGGTATGCGCCAGCAGGGATATTGATGGTCAGCGTATCGTTGGCGAACGTGACCGCCTGACTGATGACCAAGTGGGAGCAGAGTTTGCAGCTTGTTTTGCAAGCCATAATGTTTTCCTCCTAAAAAATCAGAGGCAGAGGTGTCTTACCCCTGCCCCGATGGTTCACCCGGTGTTATCGGGGAGTGTGTTGGTTAGCAGCAGCCGCAGCAGTTCACGCCCACGTTAGGGTTTGCCACCTGATAAGCGGGAATCGGACGAGGATTGACCCGGTTCAGGATGGTATCAGTCTGCTGGGACATCACGGTGGTCAAAAGCGCATTCTGACGATCCTGAGAAGCGGCGAACTTGAGGTTCTGGTTCTCAGCGGTCAGAGTGGCGATCTTATCCTGCGTGAAGTAGTCCATCATAGCGCGGTAGTTCGCGTTGCAGTTGTCGATAACTGCGCGGGCATTGTCTGCGATAGCCTGACGGGTAGCGCAGTCCTCTGTTGCGATGGTGTACTTCAGGTCGCCGATCAGCTGCTTGTTCTCGCAGCAGCAAGATGCCAGCTGCGTGGCAAGTGCGGTCTGGCCAGCCTGCCGTGCGTTGCCCTCCTGCATGATGGCAAGGTTGATGGCGTTGTCGCCATTGGACACGCTGCGTTCCAGACCGTTCACGAGCTGTGCGTTCTGGTAGCCAAGCTGACAGATGGCGCTGTTCACGCCAGCAAAGCCGTTCGCAATGTTGGCGTTGATGCCATTGATCTGCGCCAGCTGGTCATAGCCCAGAGAGCAGATACCGCTCTGGATACCCGCCAGAGAGCGGGAGGTGTCCTGCTGGTAGAAGCCCTCAGACAGAGCTGCGCGGGTGTCCGCACCGCCCTGACCGCTTGCTCCGGTGCCGACCAGATAGGGGATGTAGGCGTTCATGCCGTTGTCGCCGCCGTTGCGGCCATAGCCGTTTGCGCCCCAGCCGAAGATGATGGCGAGGATGATAACCGCCCACAGACCTTCGTTGCCGAAGAATCCGCTGTTGTTATTGCCGCCGTCCTGCCCAGCCAGATAGCCAGTTGCAAAATCGTCCATAACAAAACTCCTTTCAGTTTTGCGTTATGCTATCCCACCGCCGTATGCGATGGGCGAAGCCAAACAAATGCGGTTTTTGTCAAGTCCGCAAAAACTGAGAAGCGTTTCGCTTAGAGGGATGATTATTTGGGGATTGTTAAGTCAGCTTGGAGGATTGTCTTTTTTATCTTTCAGGTCGTCCCACGTTTTGCTGACAGCGCCGAAAATCAATCCGAGCATTAAAGGAATCCATATTTTGTCATTGCCACACAGATTGTTGATGTCAAAATCTTTTTCTGGATGGCTGTTTTCAAAATCATCCATTGTAAAGCCTCCTCACTTCGGAAGCGTCAAATTCAGGACGCTTGCCAGCTGGTTCAGGTCGATGCCGCGCTCTTTGGCGAGGTTCTGCGCCATCGTCCGGAGCTGTGATTCGTTCTTTCCCTGAATCAGGTTCAGCCCCTGCATGATGGGTGCGCTCTGCCCACCCAACTGCTGGATAAGCCCCATCGGGTTTTGCCCGGCACGAGCCAGATTTGCAAGCTGCATGATAGGGCTGTGAGTAATCATATCAAATGGAGAGGGCATCGCTTATTCTCCTTTCTTCGCTGCGGTAGCGGGCTTAGAAAAGCTCTTCTGCCATTTTTCCAGTTCATCCAGTCGGTGGACAAGGGCATTGTACTGCTCAATAGGCACATACTGCTGTGTCGGTGCAGCGGTCTGCTGCGCCTGTTGTGCTTGCATCTGTCGCCATGCTTCCGGGCTGTAAAACTCCTGTACATAGGATTCACAGGTGTCCGGGTTGAGCCGCTTGCAGTAGATCACGCCACTGCGCAAGTCCGGGCAATAGGTCGGTCTGCCGTACAGGTCTGACGGTATCGCCAGAAATTCTTCCCTGCTGGAAACAGGTCTGCCGAGTAACCAACCTCCGTCCTGTGCCGACTGCTGAACAGGCTGCTGCCCATTCATCGGCTGCGGACGCTGCGGCTGTGCCTGTTGCATCTGTGTGTTCGGCAGGGGAGTGGCAAGCCCGACTGCGCCCATGCCGCCGTAAGGATTGACAGGCTGCTGCGGAACGTAGGGTGTTCCGGGTGTCGGATAATAGCTCATAAAACATCCCTCCTTGTGCTCTCAGTGTACCGCATCGGCAAAAAACAAAGGACAACGAAGGTACAACGAAGGACAAAAAAGAAAAGCGCCCACACGGAAAAACCGCATGAGCGCTTAACTATTAAAGGACTTCGCATTGGAAGCAAAACTAAAATATCACGTTTCTGCTTGCAAGGCAAGGGTTTCGACAAAACTAGTGCAAATAAAACAAAATCCCACACTTTGCCTACAAAGTACCCCGCGTGGCACGCAGGGCTTCGACAAAGCAGGGGATTTTTTGCTTATCAGCTTATGTGCGTAGGAGTATACAGCGGAATAAACCGCTTCCAGCTGTGGCAGTGTCTAGGCCAATACCGAATAAGATACCAATCGCCAAACAGGTGAAAAGTGGTATAATATTTTGCAATTCTTGCAAGCCGTTCTTCTTTTGTATTGCTCATAATCATCACCATATAAAAGCGTCTCCCGCATGGTACGCACTGTAAGTAGGCGGTCGGGAGACTAAATTTCGTAAGCTGTGCGCTTGTGCTGACAGAAATCTTTAGGCCAGACCACACCAGCAATTCATTAGGCGAATTGTCTGTAAATATTATACTACAAATCGTGCAAAAAGAAAAGCGGCAGACCCGAAAGCCTGCCGCTTCAATGCGTTTCACAAGAAAACGCACCCAATTAAAGATATAGTATCACACATCAAGCATTTTTTCAATGTCTTTCAGCCGGTAGCCTACCGCCGTCCGGCTGTAATGCGTCTGCGCTGCAATGTCCGGCAGCGGGAGCCGCTCAACGTACCGCAGTAAGGCTATCTTACGGTCTACCCTCCCAAGCGGTGCGTTCTTGATAGCGGCGATCATCCTCTGTCGGTCAAGTCCTTGCAGCGCAGCGGGCAGCACTACACGAGCCGCCGCCACAGACAGCACCGAGCCAGAAAGGCTGCGGCAGCTGTCCGGCGTTGCGCACCATACTGCCAATGACGGCGAACCGGTGACAAAACGTCACCATTTTGACAACGTCGGCAAAATGGTATGTTTTCATGAGGTCAAGAAAACGTTCGTGTATGGCGTACATTTTGTTGACGTTAACAAAATGCTCGTATGTAGTGCTTGCCATGATATACTCCTTTCAGCGAGAAATAAGCGGGATAGCCCAGAATGGAAAGAAAATGCACCAGTATAAAAACCGGGTTTTGAGGGGAACTGCAAGATTTTCTTTTCCAATAGATTTGCAATCGCTTCTCCAGATAAAGAAGAAAGGCGTAAAAAGCAAAAGCTGTGCAAAAACAGCAACAATTTCTGCAACAAAAGATGTTTTTGGATTCACGGCGCGCTCCTTACTGCTTTTGCAGGGCTGCTCTTGCCCGGTCAAAGAAAAACTGGATGACCTTGCTCATGGTCTCTTCGGTGATAGCCCAGCTGACCAGCTTGCCCCACCGACTGTTGTCCAGATAGTGGCGCAACATCTTGACGCACCACGCCTTGCGCTCTGCGCCGCGCTTGGTGCCCTGAATCTCACGCTCTGCTTGGTCGATGAGGTCAAGCACAAGCGTTTTGACCGCTGCGCCGTAGCCCAGACGGATAAGCCCTAGAACAAGCGACACAGCGCCCACAACAATGAGCACCAGCGCCAGCCACGCGGGCAGCGGGGTGAGAACGGTGTTAAGAATGGTTTCCATGTGTTACTCTCCTCTTTCTTTTTCGAGATCTTCGATGCGGTGGTTTGCCACCTTGATTTGCTCTTCCAGCACCGGGATGCGCTGGGCGAAGTTGTTATGCGCCCGCACTTCGCGGGTCAGTTCTTCCAGCTTGGTTTCGGTAACAGCCTGCTGCTTGTCCAGCTTGGCGTCCATGCTCTTGTCCATGCTCTGGGCGGTGCGGTTGTTTGAGACGATCACGCCGATCAGGCTCAGACCGCCGGTGATGATCGCCACGATGATTGCTTCGCTCATGCGCCCTCCCGAAGACGGGTCAGACCCTTCTTTTCGATGATTTTAGCGTAGTCCTTGTAGGGCACAGACAAGTCCACGCCGGAAATCTTGCCCGGTATCGCGTCCACAACACCGGGAATCTTGCCCTTGCTGGTGTACTGCCACAAGCCGAACGGCCAGCCCGGTTCAGGCTTTTTGCTGCGGTATGCTGCAAGCCACACGTCATACGGCTTGAGCGCCGCGCCGGTCATGTACAGGTTATCACGGCCAAAGTAAAGCCCGGTGTACAGCATGGCGTAAAAACCCCAGCGCTCCACAGTGCCTAGCGCGTGGGCTGCAATATCCGTCAGTGTCTGCTTGTCGAGCGGTGCTTGCACATAGGTATCCTCGATGTCCACCGCAACGGGCAGCTGTACTGTCTTGCCGGTAAGCACCTTGCGCAGCAGGGCAAGCTCTGCGTCAGCCTCTGCCGTGTTGACCGCCTTGCAGTAGTAGTACACGCCGCAGGGGATGCCAAGCCGCTGGCAATCGCGGTAGTTGCGCTCAAAGGTGGGGTCGATGTACGGCTTGCTGGGCGCGTCTTTCGCGCTGTTGCCCAGAGCCCGCAGCATCACGCCGGAGACAAGGCCGCTTGCCTTGACCTTGTCCCAGTTGATGCTGCCCTGCCAGCGGGAAACGTCCATGATAGGGAGCATGATATCAGTCCTTTCTTTTTACGTTGGTGAATAGTCAAATAAAGCGTTCTTTAGTTGATTAAAGCTTTTTGCAAATTTTATTGTTATTTGCAGAACATATTACAATTTTATCTCGATTTCCGAACACACCCCATAATGACGTTTCGCTTTTCTCTTTATATAATGGTTTTACATTATATCCATCTGTAACAAACACGTCACTATATTTCAAACAATCACCGCTATATCCACTATTGATATTTACATCTGTATCGTATCCAAAATATGTTAAGTCTGAACATTCGTCATAATAAGCCGTACATCCAATCGGACAAGCATTTTCCCAATTTGGAACAAACATATAGACGTTGTCAAGATATAGCTTATCTCCCGGCATTATTGCTTTTCTTGCCCATTTATATACACAGACTGTATTGAGATCTGATAAGAACAAAACGCAGTCCCTCATTGGAACTATCACCGTTGCTTTTATAGATATTCTATCATTGATTTTATACCATGTTATTCCATCAAATGAATAATGTATCATGTCAACACCTGGTGCGTCTCCGTTACATGCCCAATACATGTCACCATATGGGTCGTATACCACACTATGAAGATGATATATTCTATTATTTTCATCCGATACATGTTTTGTTAAATCGAACAACACCTCCCAAGTCTCTCCATAATCTTTAGTGATATATGCTTTATATCCAGACACAGGTTTTTTACTTGGACGATATTCACTTGCAATTCCAATGTTCTTATAGTTGTATAGTGAAAAAAGATAATTTGGCATTAAATTTACATTGTTTTCGCTATCATAGAATGTGTGCTTTTCTTCAAGAACCCCATTTTTTAACAAATACATCTTCCAAACAGTATCACAATTTAAGATGATATTTCCATTATCGAAAATCATCGCACTTGAGATAGGATTGTCCGCCGTATATACAACGTCTGTAGCATAAGTATTTAAATTAATTTTTGAAATTACATTACCGTTAAAATAATATGCACAATCATCGTACACGCCAAAAACTCTTGAATATTCAAATGTTTTCTCTACTTCAAATCCTGTTAAATATTTTCTGTTAACATGATTATTTGAAATATATGGTGCAAACCTATATGATTCCAAATCAACAGTCATATAATTGCTGTAATAATTTTTAGACGTTACTCTGATAGATTCACAGCCATAACTCTTGTCAACATAATATCTTCCAATGTGCCAAGCAGTATAGCTCTCTTCACCCGTCTCAGCATTTATAAGTTTCGCTTTTTTATATTCTCCGTCAACAGAAATAAAAACTTCAAAATCTCTTCCACACATTGCGGTGATATTCAATATATTGTATGAATATTTTTCAATATCAAATACCTTTGAATAATTTGGATTATCGTAATTGAGCGTAATCAATCTTTTTTCAGTGACCGAGGATTGTAATTCAGTAAAACGTATTTTGTTGTTGTCTAAAATAGTATAGAATCCTGCGTTTGATACTCTATTAATGTCAATATTTGACTTATCGACTTTTCTTAGCTGAATGATTGCATATCGCACTTTTTTTGATCGTGTAATATTTTCTTCACCGTCAAACGATATATTACCAATAAATTTTTTTGACTCATCAAATAACGAATATGAGTAAACATAATCTTTATTCAGTACTCCGAATCTGATTTTTTCATAGGATATTACACCAAGATCAATTTTGGAGACGCACGTTGAAAGTGTATTTTTATTTATTTCTGTATCATATACTTGCGGGTTTATAGCGTTTCCAATTTCAAATTCTGCATTATATGCCAAATTGACATCTACAATCGAAAACAATAATTTGTTAATATCCTTTCGCACCGCTAATGCGCTTTGTTCTATATTCTTGTAAGTGTTACTTTTAGTGTAAACTTTTCTATAATATAGGCTTGCATCGTCTTTATAGCTTTCGGTAGACGGCTTAAAAATAGTGAACGTGTAATATGTTCCCTTTATAATTTTTATAACATTGTTTTTTGTTTCGGAAGATATGAACGTACCATCGGATTGATACGTTGATAGCAGTATATAGTATTCAGAATCGTTTATTACATAAGTCAAATATTCCTCTGCGAACAATATATTTTTTGTCGAAAGTCTCCATGTAATAGAACTATCAAGCACGCCATCTTTGTAATTACCAAGGACCCATTCTATATTTGGCAGACTATTGCCTTTATCTAATTCACCTATATCTTCCTTTATCTCACCAACCGCTTCTCCCACCTTTGCCGCATCCGCAGCCTTGCCGGAGAGGGAGAGGGTGGGGTCGATGATTTTATCGACAACACCTTTCGTTGCGTTGGCGGCAGATTCAACATCCACAATGCCCTGTTCGATGTGGTTCATCTGCAAAGCGGAAAGCACTTCACCGTTTGCAAAGTTCTGCTTTTGATAGCTCATTGATAAGTTACCTCCTCTTCATTTTCGTTGGTTTGCGTAAAAGCCGTTTCTGTTTCAGTATCAACAGGCTCATCGTCTGTTGGTACGGGGCTGTATATCAAGTTGCTTCCATCCCACAAATAATCCGTATAAAACCCTTCTGTCATTCCTGACAGGTCATCGAACAGAATCTCATCAGGCGGCAGCGGGTTTGGAATAACGCTTTCATGACACCACCCGCCACCGTACAATCGGCCATCCAATCCGACTTTGCACTTGAACTTGAAATGTTCCATGATATCTACCTCACATAAAACCGTATAGTTCCAACGGGCGGCAAACGCTGTTGTTTTTGATTGCGCCATCAGTAACGGGAGTTTCCAAATGTATCAAACCTGTTATAACGTTGTTTTTATAATCTGACGTTCGTTCGTTTCCGTAACCGAATGTGATTCCAGTGGTTTCAACTTTTACTTTTCTCCAATGAACGGTATTCCACGGATAAGCGTAAGAATATGTTTGTCCGTTAACTGGGAGAACAACGGTAAGCCTACCAGCGCCACCACCGGAAGCAAGCCAAGTTCCTTCTTTCTGTGTGTCGTAAACTAATATAACTGATGAGTAAGAGGAAAGGTCAATTTTTGTTGTTTGTGCATCAAATCCACCTGTAGGGTTTCCATAAGAATCTTTTTCATAAGGCCATTCAAAAATTTTACTGTTGCGAATGCCGTGAAAAGATATGCCACCGCTGTATATGGAAACGCTTCCGTAGCCATCCGTTATGTCTATGCCATTATCGTTTATAACAACTTTGTTGTTTCCACGAACGACTTGTACGTTTTGACCGGTGATTTGAACTTTACCTTCCCAGTTGCTGCGAGTGATGACCAATCCGTTTTCGGGAGTAAACGTCATCATGCTATAAAGCTCTTCTTTTGTTGCGCGCTGGTTTATCTTTTCCAGATTCGCTCTGTCCGTTGCCGCTTGTTGGCTTGTAACGCCGCTTGCAGACTGAGCGTAAGAAGAACTTGTGACCGTTTCACCAGCGCCGGAAATCGCTGTGTTGCAGTTCAAAGCAATCGTAACGTTGGTGACAATGGTATCATGCACAACGCCGTCTTTGTCCTTGTAGCGTATCATGTCCAGCGGGAACAAATACGGCGCAGACTTGATAGTGGCGCTATATGGACGGTAGGCAAACCCGCCGCGTGCAGCTTGCAGTTCCTTCAAAACACCTTCATAAGCGTTGGTCAGGAAACCGCAGTCACTTAGGTCAAGCGTATAATCTGCTGTGCCAGACAGGTATGTGTTGCCCTTGCCATCGTCACAGGTGAAGCCGGTAATGGTGATGTCGTTCTCCAGCATATCACTGGAATAGCGCTCACTTGCAGTAATGGTCACGCCGGTCTGCTCATACCATTTCAGCACGAGCCTTCCGCTGCCATCCATGAACGCGCAAGTGCCGGTAAGCTGTGCGCACCATTGTAAAAGTTGGCGGTAGGTCAGCTTCTGATTGGTATCCGGCAGACCGCCGATGCTGAAATAGTGGTTTGGCAGCACCGAAACGTCCGTTGCAAGCGTGACATTGCAGATGGAGCAGATTTTCTGAATAAGCGCGTCAACATGAATAGGGAAGGAAAGCGCGGAAGCGTTCACTTCACGGTCAAACAAGACCATGTAGTCCAACGCAGAGATGCTTATAGTGCTTAGCTTGCGGGGCGGGGTGTCCACAATAAACAGCCCGCAAGGAACCCAGTATACTTCCGTGTCTACGCTGTAATCGCCAAGCCGACCAGTGCCGAGAATAAAGTTTCCGAGACCTTTTGCAAAGCCAAGAACGGACTTGCCAAGAATGAACTTGCCCAGTTCAGAGGTGTTGGCTGCGTGAATACCGATTTTAACGTTCAGTACAGCGCCTTCGAAAGAGACATCGTTAAATTTGCCATCGTAGTTTCGCAGCTTCAAGGATAGTTCAGAAGCAACCGCAGAGCCGACCTCAATTTTACTGTTGGTCACGCAATATCGGTCAATCTTCAGCCCGCCCTGAATGATATCTGCATCGGTGATGGTGAACGTCTTGCTGCCAGCAGTAACCTCAATAAGAGCAGTCTGTTTGTTGCCCTCGTTGAAGGATTTTATGATATCTTGCGATACATTGACCATCAGTGTGCAGCCCTTTCGATGATGTTAAAAGATATCCCTTCCCAGCGATTCATCCGCGAATTATACATAGGAACAGCACGGTCGCCAACGTAGAACTCGCTGGTTTTCCAATCGCCAGCCATTGCGTCAAGATAGGTGACGTTGATGTATTCCGGGTTGAACGCTTTCAGGATAGCAGCGGCTTCTTTTATCGTGGTGTACTTCCATTCCAGTTCCAGCTTGACGCACTGTCCAAGACGTTTCTTGTCCATCTTGTTATCCTCTGTGCGTCCGGCATCGGATGCCGAGATGTCCTGTAACCGCCACTGATAAGAAGAGGGGCATTTAAGATACTGCCCATCCACGCTCCGAATCGGATTGTACTGGTCAAGTTCCATAAATGCCCCTCCTTTAAGTACCTACCGGGATAATAGTTTTGCCGTTGCGCTGGTTTGTTCTGTTCACTGCCTGATAGAAGCTGGACACGTTGATCTCTGCGCTTCCTTCCTTCTCAAGCAAAGCCTGCAACAGCTCGTTCTGACGGCGCAGAAGCTGATTCTGACGCTCCATTGCAGCTTCAACACCTTCTCGGATGCCCTCAACGATTTGGTCATTGTTGGCAACTGCTGCGTGACCGCCCAGAGAGCCGACCATCTCTGCACCGGCTTCTCGGGCGATGAACAGCTGCCCGGCATCGGGGAAACCGCCGTCTGCAAAACCGAAAATGCTTTTGCCAAGATTTACAAGCGCTCCGATCGGGGACAAATCCCAAAGGGTGTGCTTTATGGATTCAAGAACTTTCGTTCCAGCAGACTTGTCAGAATCCTTCCAAGTTCCTATCATGTCTTTCCACCACTGGATGCCACCGGAAAGACCAAGGCCAACACCAGCGCCTATTCCGCCGTATGCACCGAGATGTGAAAGTGCGCCACCAGATGCTGCTGCGCTACCGGCCAATCCACCGGAAGAAGAACCGGAACCGCCGAACTTGATTCCTTGCATTTTTTGTGTAAGCCAGCTTATTACATCGCTGGCTTTTGTTTTGATGAAGTCAAAGCCGTCCGAAACGATTTTTCCAATTCCTTTGTCTTTGTCAAACAAATCGCTGAAGAAAGATTTCAGCCCACCATACGCCTGTTTCAAAGCGGGAACTTGGTCGATGACCTCACCAACTTTGGTTTTCAGGTTATTAAAGGTGGCAATGACGTTCTTTACACTGTCGATGGTGTCAGACACGTTCTTGATAGCAGTGGAAACCTTGTTAAAAACAAGGTACACGCCCTCAAACGCCTTTTGGATGGCAAGACCAGCAGCACCGAAGAACCCGTTGTACTGGTACTCGTTTTCAATCTCCGCAACGCTCTTTCTCACAAAAGACCGGATATCAGAGACCGCGCTCACAAAACCATCATGCGTGTTCAGAATGGACTTCGATGCAGCGGTAAGCGCGTCAATAGAAGATTTGAAGCCGTTGGAGATGTCCTTGCCCGCCTTAGTAACAGCGTTGATGCCATCTGTGAAGTCGCCCAAGTCGGTTTTCATCTTCTTGAACCAACCGCCAAAGCTGTCGTTGGTGGTGCGCATCGTGCGTTTCAGCGCGTTTGCGGTTTCCATCATGGACTTACCGCTTGCGTCAACGGAAAGGCTGATAGAGCCATTGCTCAATCCGTAGTTGTCATCTGCCAGCTGAGAGCCAATGGTCTTTACCGCGTCAGACACGGACTGGATTGCTTTCACCGCAAGGTCTTTGGTAGCGGAGATACCGTTGGCGAGACCTTCTACGATGTAGCCACCGTAGCCCTTGAAAACTTTGGAAGGGGAGTGGATGCCTGTGTCTGTTGTAAACTTGTCCAGAATGGCTTTTGCAAGACCGCCGACAGACTTTTTAGCACTTTCGATGCCATTGTTGATGCCATCGATCAAGCCCTGAACGATGTTCTTGCCGTAGTTAAGGAACTTTTGCGGCAGTTCTTTCAGCGTGTCGATAAGGCTGTTCCAAGACTTATCCCAGTTTGTCTTGAATCCTTTCCATTTCTCGTCCCACCATACGCCAACGCCAACAAACCACTGCTTTAAGCCTGCACTTGCTTGGTCAAGCGCCTGAATTGGATGCTGGACAAACCCGGGCAAGCTTTCCCATGCAGTCTGAAAATTAGTGCTGAACCCTTGCCACTTTTTGTTCCACCACTCGCCAACGCTGACAAACCAGTTTTTTAAGCTTTCGCTTGCCTTGTCGAGAGATTCTGTAATTTTATCCCAGTTTTGATAAATCGCAATTCCAGCATCAGTCAGACCGCCCACAATTAAACCGATGATTGCACCGATCCCAGCAGTAATCGGACCCCCAAGAGAGCCGATGATTGCGCCAATACCTGCGCCAGCCATTGTCGAACCAAGCGGAATTAAAATTCCGTTTAACGCGTTTAAGCCTTTTTTGACAGCATCGTAAACGCCAATTACAAACATAGGTATGCCGGTTACTACTCCGCCAACTGCTGCTCCAATAATCGCGCCAGCAGTAGAGCCGCCAGCCGCTTTAATGGCCGCTCCAACAGCAGTATCGCCAAAGCCGGTCACGATAAACTGAGCAATTCCTTTACCGAGAATAGCTGCGCCTGTAGTTCCAATCAAAGCACCAAGAACAATTTCAGCGAAATTCTTTCCATTTACGCCGTTTTCAATTGCGTCTTTAATGCCTGTAATCTCAAGGACAACGCCCACTGTAAAAACGCCAAGCCCCAAAACAATGGATTTCAGTGCGTTCATTTTGTGGATAGCGTCCACAATATCCGTAATAAGATTTGTGAGCTTCCAAGCGGCAAGAGCGGTTGCTACAGTCGCCATAAGAGGAAGCATAGCCTTGATTTTCTGCTTGATGCCATCAATCTGCTTTGCAAACTCTTCGTTGTACTGCTTGAACATATCGTAGCCAGACAGGTCTACATCACCTAAGATGTTGCCAGCGGCGCCAGCACCGGAACCGGAACCACCGGAAGAGCCATTGTCCTTCTGGATGACGTTCAGTTCATCAAAGCCCATGATGTAGTTCTTGAATGCCTTTGCAGCTTTGCCGGTCGCTTTGGTGGTGTTATCCATTGCGTCCGTCACACCACCAACAGCATCGCTTGCACTGCTAAAGTCCGGGAACTCTACCTTCACGCCCATCAGGGATGCAATGCCAGTGACAAGTTCTTTGACCAGCTCAACGGCAGCGATCAGCGGGGGAAGGATAGATTTCAGGGCAGGGTAGAGCAAAGAACCAACAGCACGAGCCAGACTGTTCAGCTGTGCCTGCAAAATGCGAATCATGTTTGCAGGGCTAGACAAGGTACGGGCGAAGTCTCCCTGTGCATCGGTGGTCTGCTTCATGATGGCAATGTACCGCAAAACAGCCTTATCAGCCTGAGACAGGGTAGAAACGCTCTGCGAATAGCCAAGATTAAGCAGTTCCTGCTGCAACCGTGCGTTAGAAATATCGACACCCAGACGGCGAATCGGTTCAAGTTCGCCGGAAATAGCTGCCTGAATCTTCGTAAAGGATTCTGCAACGGGGATATTCTTCAAAGAAGCAAGGTCGTAGCCAAGCTGCGTCAGGTTCTTGGACAGAACATAAGCCTTATCGCTTGCCATGCCAAACGAGGTAGTCAGACCCTGAATCGTTGCCATGTTGTTCATGGCTTCGGTGGGGTCGATGCCAAGTAAGGTCTCCATCTTGTTGATGAACGTGCTTGCTTCGCCGGTCAGTCCCTTCATGGACACGCCAAACAGGTTTGCAGCTTCATAGTAGCTATTGAACTTCTCCGCTGCATTGCCAAGATAAGTAGCAATAGCTTTCAGCGAGACCAGCTTTGCGGCAGACCGCATGAAGTTGTTCATCCGGCTGGAAAGGCTCATGTAGCTTTTTTTCTGCCGTTCGTTGGCAGCAGTCACACGGTTGGCCTGTGTAACAACCTTGCTCAACTGCGGTGGGAGCTTTGCAAAAGCGTTGCCTACTTTGTCAAGCTGAGATGCAAGGGGAGTAAGAGCGGTGGATATCTTCTGGCAAGAATCCGCGAAAGAATCAAGGTCTGCCGCTTTCAGCTTGTCGGTCAGGTCGGGCACAGTACCAATGGCCTTGAACGCACTGCCAAGCGATTTCAGACCGGAAATGTCCAAAATGGACAGGGGCGCAAGAGCATTCGTCAACTGCGTGATGCTACCGGACATGGAATAGAAGTCCACGCCGTTCAGAGCAGATACCGCGTTTGGAATCTTCTTGATGGCATTTACAACAGAGTTAACGCCCTTTACGCCAGCGGTTGTGTTGACAGAAGAGATGCCATTCAGGAAGTTTGTGACCTTATCCAGACCGGAAATACCGGCAGACGCTTGTTTCAGCGAGGAAATGGAACTAGACAGCTTATCAAGGCTTGTACAGACCTTGCCAACACTGCCTTTTGTCCGCAAATTAGAAATGGCGGTAGCAAGCTTGTCAATGTTAAGCTCTGCACCCTGCGATTCCGCAGAGATTTCTACGGATAAGCTTGTAATATCAACATCAGCCATTGCTACCACCGTCCTTCTGATTCATCATAGAGAACATTGCCCTCTTGATGCGTTCCTGCGCTTCCAGTGCGCGTTGGTATT